CAAGTGAAATACCAAATACGCCAAATACAACTTTTGTAATTGATGATATTGTTCTATATACAAATCCAATAACTAACGATGATGTGACAATAATAGATATTGGTTCCATAGCATCAATTAAAATAAACAATGGTGGACAAGGTTATAGTGTTGGTGATGAAATATTGTTTGTACATAAAAATCATTATTTTGGCAGAGGAGCTAGAGCAGAAGTTAATACTGTGAGTTCAAATGGAGTAATAACAAGCGTTAGAGTTTTAGATGGTGGCATAAATTATAGAAAAGATTTTTTACCAACAATAAAAGTTAATAGTGAAGGAAATGGTGCGAACTTAGAAGTTGATTTGTTTATGCACGAAGGTGCTGAATTTCAGTATGATGTTGATGACGGAATAGCTGGGAAAATTTTAAATATAGAAATAGTTGATAAGGGTAGTGGTTATGAATCAAGTCCACTTCCAGATTTGACAACTAGTGGAAATGGTGATGCTCAATTAACATCGACAATATCTTCTTCGTATATTTCTTTACCTGGAAAATGGACAAGTGCAGATGGCCTTTTGTCATCAGATGAGATGCGAATACAGGGAGAAAATTACTACATTGATTTTTCTTATGTTATAACTTCAAAAATAGAGTTTAATCGTTACAGAAAATTAGCAAATGATCTTTTAAATCCAACTGGTTTTATAAACTATGCTAGATATAATTTTGAAGATAATGTTGAAGTTTTAACTACAGAATCAGTATATGAAAATGTATCAAAAGAACTTGCTGGAACTGGTTCTGTTAATGTTACTGCTGGTTCTTACACAATTACTGGAACCAACACTTATTTTGTTTTGGCAAATACTTTAGGATTAATTGGAGAAGGAACTTACATAGTAGTCAATTCTGAAATAAGAATTGTAAATACTATTATAAATAATACAACGATAACTGTTTCTGAACCTTTTGAATTCACATCAACTAATGTTGGTTTGACGATTTATGTGCCATATCCATACTACAGAGGTGTTGTCACTGAGTATTGGAGAGAATTGGCTGCGACTACTCAGAATAACAAACCTAATGTAATATCAACAGAGGATTCAAATGCCTATTAAAATTACGCAACTGCCAGAACTACAAACAGTAAGTTCTAATACTGCGAATAATCTTTTAGTGATGGTTGATCTTGAAGAAGAAGACGATTACTTAAAAACAAAAAAGATAACACTAGAAAACTTTCTTAAAGACTTAAGAGAGTATGGTCAAGCACCAAATGTTTTTTATGTTTCACCATATGGTAATGATAATTTTGACGGCAAATCTTGGGACAGAGCATTTCAAACGATTGAAAAGGCTTTAGAAGTTGTAGAAGAATTAGAGATGTTGACCCTTATTGAATTAGGAGCTGGAGTATATTTAACTGAAGGTCATTTAGATGTTCCAGATGATACGATTATAAGAGCTGCACATAGAAGTGCTGTCTTTCGTCCAAAACCAGGATTTGAAGAAAGAAATGTGTTTCGTTTAGGTTCTGGTTGTTTCTTAGAGGGGCCAATATTTGAAGATTGGCGTTTAGATGATATGGATAATCCAACTGAAGGATTTGCTGTTTCATTTAGGCCTGGTGCTGTAATACGAAGAGTACCATATGCACACAAGATAGCAGTTAGAACTACACCAACATGGTCATTTGTAGCTCCTCCTCTAGACAGAGACCCAGAAGAAGGTGAACCAAATCCTTATGTTGGTAGAGGTGCTGGAGTCGCATTAGCAGATGGTTCAGTATGTTCACCGTATAGTATATTTCCTAATATTATGACATGGGGTGCTACTCCAGTTTCACATAACGGTATTGGATATTGTGCAAAAAATGGTGGTTTAATTAACGCTGTTAATGCTGTTTGTTTGTGGGCACATAGACACTTTTATGCTCTTAGTGGGGGTCAAATAATTCTATCAAGCTGTAGTACACAATTTGGTGATTACACAATGGTTGCCAAAGGTGTTCGTCAAATAATTGACCCATATAAAATAGGAACAATTTCCATAACTGAAGCACAAAGTGCAGAAGCAGATCAACTAATCGATGAATATACTGAAGCTTTAATTGACAGTCTGTGGACCTCTTTAGTATCAGAAGGTTATACTGCAACTTGGAACGCCGAAGATGAAGAATTTACGAGAAGAGATGCTGCAACATTTTTACAATCACTTAGATGGGTCTTATTGACTAAGAATGAACAACCAATATTAGATTTTACTAAATCATTATTTACAACAGAAGCTGATCCAAGTGATCCTACACCTTGGGATGCAAACACAAAACCAGTTTTTACACAAGATAAGCAAGCAGCATTTGAGTATTCTTTCGATTATTTAAGAGACGAAATAAATGCTTTGCCTGGTATAAGCGGAAATGCACAAACTATAGTTATCAATACTGTGGCTGCAATAAATAATACATTACAAAATCCAAAAAGAATACTTGAACCTTCTACTATAACTGCTATAGGACATACTTGGAGTGGAGTAATGGCAGGTGTAGCATTAACCAAAATACCTCCTGCTAAAAACTCTGCTAAAATACAAGATAGTATACTTGAATTGGAAAGAGGATTGGTTATAGCAAGTGGTCAAGACGATCAAGGTTCTGCAATATTTGTTGGGGGATTAGAAATTAACGCTGACACTGGTGAACTTTCTGGACCACCATTTATTTCTGCGGTAAATAGAATCGCAACAAAAACAGTCATATCAAGGAGTTTTTAATAATGCCTAGAATAACATGCCGTACACCTTCAACAGGTAAACCAATAAATGCAATATATGAGAATGTTCCAACTACATTTACTACTTTAATTGAAGCTCCAGATTTTTCTGTTCCTGATCCATCTAATTCTTTAACAAACAGAGATCCGTTAGATGATTCTAGAGCAATAAGACCTGGTGAAGTTTTCTTACTGACACCAATGTATGCTAAAAATAAAAATGCTTCAAATACAGTCAGTATAGAAGTTATGTTTCAATCCGAAGAGGGTGCTAATATAGAAATTACTTTAGTGAATATTCCTAAAGGTGAAACAACTTTAGTTCCATTACAAGGAAGAAGTTTACTTAAAAGAGATCCTGATTCTGCAAATGGAGACATGATCTTAATTAAAGCACAAGAATCAAATTCAATAGATGTTTGGGTTTCTGCTGAAGAGAAATTATCCAGTGAACACATTGGAGTGGAGTCATAACTAATGAATAAGCTTATATCTGGAAAAGAGCAAACACTTGGCCAAGGAATAGTAGTTCCTGTTCCTATACAACTAGACCCAGAACCATATATTGGTTCACTAGTTTATGGTAGTGATGGAGAATTGTGGTATTCAGATGGTACTGCATGGTTATTAATTAGGGGACTATCTGGTTACTCAGGATTCTCTGGTCCATCAGGTTACTCTGGTTATTCAGGTATATCTGGTTATTCAGGTTACTCTGGTTCAGGTGTATCAGGTTATTCAGGTTTTTCTGGCATTTCTGGTTATTCTGGATGGTCTGGAATTTCTGGATGGTCTGGTGAATCTGGTACTTCTGGTTTTTCTGGATTTTCTGGTGAGTCTGGGTTTTCTGGAGAATCTGGATACTCAGGACTTTCTGGGTATTCTGGTTACTCTGGTCAATCAGGTTATTCTGGTTACTCTGGTTCTGGTATATCCGGTTATTCAGGATACTCTGGTTATCCAGGACCAGGACTAGAACTTGCTGGTGTAGTTGATCTTTATACAGATTTGGCATTAGAAACACCAAATACTGGTGATGTATATTATGTACTAGATACTAATCTATTATATTTTTGGGATGGATCAAATTGGATAGAACTTGGTGACTTTGCTGGAGTTTCTGGAGTATCAGGTTACTCAGGTTATTCTGGCATCTCGGGTTATTCTGGTTTCTCTGGCTATTCTGGAGATTCTGGTTATTCTGGTTACTCAGGTATTTCTGGTTATTCTGGAGATTTACCTGGCACATCTGGTTATTCAGGTCTTTCTGGTTACTCAGGTTATTCTGGCCTTTCTGGTTATTCTGGCCATTCTGGTAAATCTGGTTTCTCTGGAGTTTCTGGTTGGTCTGGCCCTTCAGGATATTCTGGTTACTCAGGTATTTCTGGTTATTCTGGACAAAATCCTGGAGCATCTGGATACTCTGGCCTTTCAGGGTATTCAGGCAGATCGGGTTATTCTGGTTATTCTGCAATCAATGGTGTACCAAGTGGAATGTATATACTCTCAAGTTTACTTGATACTAATGGTGGAACACCAATTGACGGTGCAGATTTTTCGACAAACAATTTAGGATTTGTTGGTACAACAACCATTAAATTAGATAATTTAGATTACTCTTCACTTTTTGACTATAACAATTTATTACAATATTATGTTGGTAAAACAACAAATATAATAGTATACGAAACAACAGAGTCTAATGAAAGATATAGTGCAATTTACTCAAATTATGTATTATATGAAGTAACAAATATGACCAATCAAGGAGGTTATTTTGAGCTGACAGTTAATATGCTCGCAAAATCTCCAACTTTAGGTACTGATTGGTCTGGAACAATTTATGGCTTTTCTTTTGCGACAATAGGAACATCTGGTTATTCAGGCACTTCAGGATATTCTGGTTACTCTGCTGTTTCTCCTGGGCCATCAGGATACTCTGGATGGTCTGGTTATTCTGGCATATCTGGTTATTCTGGTTATTCTGGTAGATCAGGATGGTCTGGCCAATCAGGTCTTTCTGGTTATTCTGGATATTCCGGCACTTCTGGTTACTCTGGTAATTTACCAGGTCCTTCAGGTTATTCTGGAACTTCTGGTTATTCTGGTAGATCAGGATGGTCTGGTTTTTCTGGTTCGGGTATACAAGGCGATTCTGGTTATTCTGGATATTCTGGGTACTCAAGTTTCTCTGGATATTCTGGTCCATCCGGTTATTCTGGCATATCAGGATGGTCTGGCACATCAGTTGATCTAAGAACTGCTAGTGATACATTATCTGGTGCATTTAGATATAATGGTTCAACAAAACAAAATGGTGCTTTATACAATGGAACAGCAGCTCCATCAAATTCAACTCGTCTAAATTATGATGGTAATTTACATGCCACTGAGTTTCATGCTTTAAATTTTAATAGTTTATCTGATGTGAGTTTAAAATATAATTTCAATAACATAGATAATGCTTTAGATGTCTTAGATAAAATAAATCCATTTAGTTTTAATTGGAAAACCAATGACGAGAAATCTTTTGGTTTTATAGCACAACAAATAGAAGAAGTTTTACCTGAGATTGTTAAAACATCTGGAGATTTAAAATCAGTATCTTATGTACAATTAATCCCAATCTTAGTTCAGGCAATAAAAGAACTGAAAAAAGAAATTAAAAAATGACAACAAGTTACACTTCATATAAAACAAAAGTATTAACTGCTAAAGCATTTAGGGACTCTTTCAAAGAGTCTGCTTTAAAATCTATCGGTTATATGTACATTGGAAAGACTACAGAATTTCCAGACAATGATACACCTGTTGATATGGTAGATTTACCACCAGATGAAAGAAACAATTGGCAAAATATGGTTGGGGCCAAAAGAGTATCTCCAAAAGATATTGAATTTGTAATACCAAGAGTTCTTTGGCAACCAAATACTAGATATAAGCAATATGATGACACTCTCCCATTGGAAGATTTAACAAGTATCTCTATCATTGATGGTGAAACTGTTTATCCAATGTATGCTATGACATCTGAAGGTAATGTCTACAAGTGTCTTTGTAATAATGTTTCTACTTTATCTCAAGTAGAACCTACTGGCAACTATGTAGAAAATTCTGGTTTCATACAGACAGAATTTAGTGATGAAAATGGTTATCTTTGGAAGTACATGTATAACATAAAATTTTCAAATAAATTTTTGACTCCAGATTGGATGCCAGTTCCATACATTCAACCAAGTACAAACTATACAGATTATAATTACAATACTCAAAATTTATTAGATGGAACTTTAAACAAAATAGTTGTAGAAAACGGTGGGTCAGATTATTATCATCCAACAGTAAATGTTGCACCATTTGTTGCTGGAGTTAAAGAGTTAGATATCACAGACGAGATAGATATTTCTACTAGTCTTTTTATAGCAGTTAATATGGCGGTTTCTGGCAATGGAATTTTTGCAAATGATACACATATAACTAGTATTAGTTCTGCTCAACCTAAAAAATTATTTCTTTCAAGACCAACAATAGGTTCAGGTGGTGGAAGTGTATTGGGTAATATAATTACTTTATCAACAAGAGTTGTTGTTGAGGGTGATGGAACTCAGACAATTACTTCTGTTCGTTTGAATAATCAAAATCAAATTAATAAAATAGATGTTATAAATGCTGGAATAAACTACACTAGAGCTAATGTTACGATTTATGGTTCTGGTACTGGTGCTGAAGCAAGAGCAGTTTTACCACCAAAATATGGCCATGGTCACAACCCTGCTATGGAACTTGGTGCAACAAATATTATGATCATAAGTAGAGTTGGAGAAATAGATTCTACAGAAAATGGTAAAATACCAGACGATATATTTTTTAGACAATATGGTATTCTTATAAATCCCCATAAATATGGTGAGATAGACAGAGTTACAGAATTGACAGCTCCAAATTCAGTAAGTTTGACTTTAAATTTAGAATTGTTAGGAACCTCTAATTTTGTAGTTGGTGAGATGGTGTATCAAGGAAATATAAATGATCCAACATTTGTTGGTTATGTTGTTTCTCAAGAAATAAATGTAGTTAGATTAAATAATGTATATAAAACTCCAGACAAAAATGCATTGTTGAGAGGCTTAGATTCTGGTAGACAATATAGAATTTTAGAAGTTATAAATCCTGATTTACAACCTTTTTCTGGCCATATTTTATATGCTAGAAATTTTAATAAGATTCAGAGATCGCAGGCACAAGCAGAAGAAGTCAAATTAGTATTTCAATTTTAAGGTTAATAAATGTTAGACAAATATAATATAAATCCATATTTTGACGATTACAATGAAGATAAAAACTTCTATCGTATGTTGTTTAAACCATCTTTTGCTGTTCAGGCAAGAGAATTAACTCAAATACAATCCATATTACAAAAACAAGTTGAAAGATTTGGTAATCATGTTTTCAAAAATGGTTCACTTGTTACTGGCGGTCAAACATTTTTCCAAGATGCAACATCATTAAAAATTAATTCTGAGTATTCTGGTGTCACAGTTATTGTTGACAATTTTGTTGGCAAAACTATTACTTCTTTAGATGCTACAAAAAGAGCAGAAGTTATTAGGGTATATGAGGCAGATCAAGGTACTGGTGATCCAAAAACTCTTATTATAAAACAAATCTACGGTGAGCCGTTTACTAATGAAGAAGTTGTAAAAACAACGGATGCTAGTCCATACTTCGCACAAATATTTGCTACTGGTGGTATAAACCAAGCTAAAATATTTTCTGTTAATGAAGGTGTTTTTTATTATGAAGGTTTGTTTGTTAAAACACTACCACAAACTATAGCGTTATCAAAGTATACTTCTGCTAATGTTTCTCTTCGTGTAGGATTTGATGTTGTAGAGAGTGTTGTTTCTTCAAGCTCTGATACATCATTATTAGACCCTGCTTTAGGTTCTTCTAATTATCAAGCACCAGGTGCAGATAGAGTAAAAGTAGATTTAATACTAAACACCAGATCAATTGATTCTGAAGACGATGAGTTGTTTATTGAATTAGTTCGTATTGAAGAATCCGACATTACAAAAGAATACAAATATCCAATTTATTCTGTATTAGAAGAATCATTAGCCAGAAGAACATTCGATGAGTCTGGTAACTATACAGTAAAACAGTTTCAAATATCTTTAGACAATAATGAAGCAAATTCTGCACAATTAGATATTACATTGTCTCCAGGTAAAGCATATGTTTATGGCTATGAATTTGAAACAAATTCTCCAACTACTTTAACAGTTGACAAGCCAAGAATCACAAGTAACACACAAAATAGAAGAATTTCTGCTGAATATGGTAATTTTATTTACACAACAGAACACTATGGTTCATTTCCAATTTATAATTTAGATACTGTAGATGTGCATTGTGTTCCTTTAGCAAATATTAAAACATCAAGTACTGCAACCATAGCAAACACTAAAATTGGAACTGTAAGAGTTAAATCTGTAGAGTTTGATTCTTCTACTGATATCTCAGATTCTTCAACATATACATATAGAACTTTTGTTTTTGATGTAAAAATTAACAATCGTATTTCTGGAAATGTGAATCTTGATAATGTTAGTACTAGTACCGAACTTGGATTGGGAGCCAGTGGTTCAAATTATTCAGATTTTAGTGATGCTTATGTTGGAGCTAAATTTAGAATTGTTACTGGTCCAGGAAGTGGTGAACCAGTAAAAACTATTGTTGGTTATAATGGTGCAACTAAAGTAGTAACTTTAAATCAACCTTTTATTAATACACCAACATCATCTTCTGTTTGGAATATTGAATTTGAAATTAAAGATATTGAATCTTTTGCTTCATTTTCTAGTACTACATTAGAACATGGTGCTAATATTAGTAATTTTTCAAAAGATTTTTCTGAAAATGTTTTTATTTCTGAAGCTGAAAATGAACCATTAATTTATCCATTAGGTCAAAGTTATATAACACCAAGTACTTTCTCTGACATGTCGTATTCATATAAGAGAATGTATTTGAATCAAAGTTTTTCTGCCAACACTTCTTCTGCTTTATCATTAGGCGCAGGAGAAAGTATACCTTCTGCAACAACATCAAATAGAAGATCAGAAAATTATTACATAACGGTAAAACAACCTAATGATTCAACGTATGCTGTTGGTCAAGTTATTCCATCAGATAAATTTACAGTAGATCCAACAACAAGAAGAATTACTGTTGAAGGTGCTTTTAATATGGAAGCTGATATCACAGTAACAATAAATGTATCTAATCCAACACGAAAAGCAAAAGAGTATGTTGAGACAAATGTAAATACAATTGGAACTGTAAGTCCTGTAAATGTATTTGGTTCTTCAAATACTATAGTTCAAGTATTTACAGATTTAGGTCAAACACACATCCAACAAGATTATTTAAATAAAAATCCAAATGAATCACAATCTTTGTTTGTATCAGATGTTTTAGAAATTGTAGAGATTAGAGATTTTCTTGGGCAATCTATTAGTCAAGCTAATTTGGCATCGTCAGTTGATGTAACTACAAAATATACATTAGACAATGGTCAAAGAGATTCTTATTATGATCATGCTTCTATTCGTTTAAAGCCTTCAGCAAGACCACCAGTTGGGCCAATAGTTGTTTTCTATAATAGATTTAAATCTTCTGGTTCTGGTTTCTTTACTGTAGACTCTTATAATGAAATTGATTATGGTAGAATACCTTCTTATGTATCTCCAAGAACAAATAATGCATTTCTATTAAGAGACTGTTTAGACTTTAGACCTGTTCGTTTTGATGCAATTACTGGTTCTGGTAATAATGTGTTTTTTGATGTTGAACCAAGTTCTACTGGTCCAAAAATTCCATTCACAAACGATGATTTCATAGTAGACTATTCATACTTTTTACCAAGAATAGACAGAGTTGTTTTAGATAAAAACAAAAAATTTGAAGTAATACAAGGTGTATCATCTCTTTCTCCAGCTGTACCAAATGATACTGATACATCAATGACTTTATACATTTTAAGATATCAACCTTATGTTTCTAATCCATCACAAGTACAAGTTCAATATGTAAATAATAAACGATATACTATGCGTGATATTGGTTCTCTAGAAAAACGAATAGAGAATTTAGAGTATTATACTTCATTGTCATTATTAGAACAAGAAACTGTAACAAAACAAGACTTAACAATTATTGATTCTGAAAATATTCCTAGATTTAAAAATGGTATATTAGTTGACCCATTTACTGGCTCTTCTGTTGCTGATATAGATTATAAAGCATCTATTGATGGTAGAAATAAAGAATTAAGACCATCTTTCAAAATTTATAATTACTCTTTAAAATTTGATACTGCTAATTCTACTGGTTATTTACAAAATGGTGCTTTAGTTACATCTCAAGCTTCAAGTGTAATATTAATAGACCAACCTAAAGCTTCTAGATTCATTAATGTCAATCCATTCAACATTACTAATTTCTTAGGTAAAATTACTTTAAATCCTTCTAGTGACATTTGGTATGATATAAATCAAAAAGCAGATGTATTAGTCAATTTGACTGGTGACAGAGATGCTTGGGAATTACTTGCTGCATCTGCAAACGAACTTCTTGCTTCAGAAGCAGATTGGGGTAGTTGGCAAGTTATTGGTACTGGTGAAGCAAGAAATGGTAGTTTTGATGTACAAAATAATAGATCAGCAGATTGGCAAAATCTAAATGCTGGTGTTGGTGGAGCAAACGATATTGTTCGTCATACTACTCAAACAGTAGATCAGAGCCAACGCAGATTTGGTACAGCAAATCAAATTATTCCAGAGACAATAACTCAATCTTTAGGTAATAGAATTGTAGATTCTACGATCATACCTTACATGAGAAGTAAAAATATTCTTTTCATTGGAACAGATTTTAAACCAAATTCTACAGTTTATCCATTCTTTGATAATATTTCAGTTAGAGAAAATGTTGGTAATCGTACTAATAAATTTTTCTTGAATACCAATAATGTTGAATTGAGAGTAAACTTAGATGACCCAGAAACAATAACAATTAAAGATGGCTCTACAGTAGTTGGTACTGCTTTTGTTGTACATGCATCTAATAATATAATTTATGTAACTAATGTTGTCCCAACACAATCATTTGCCAACTCTAGCACATCATTTACAATTGAAGGTCAAAGCACTGGTAAAATTTATCAAGTTACTGGTTACGAACATAACGGAGCTGCATCTCAAGGTGCTACATCTAATTCTATTACACTTAGACAAGATGCTGCTGGAGCTATTAATTCTAGTACATTTGTTGGTAAAGAAATACGAATTGTACAAGGAACTGGAGTAGGACAAGTACGAACAATAACAAATTATAACTCAACCACTAGAGTTGCAACAGTAAATTCAAATTGGACAACTTTACCATATAACTCTGATCCTAATAATCCATCAATTTATTCTATTGGTGATATGAAAGTTGACGCTTATGGTTCTGTTGCCGGAATATTTACAATTCCAGAAGGTAAATTTAGAACTGGTGAGAAACTGTTCAGATTAATGGATAGTCCAAGTGGTGATTTGTCATCATCTTCTACAAGTGGAGATGCATCATTTTTTGCTCAAGGTCAATTAAATACTGTAGAAGAAACGATTGTTTCTACTAGAGTTCCACAGATTCAAAGAACTAATGTACAAGATGATAGAGTTGTGCCAGTAACAACAACTACTAGTCGTGCAGTTGTATGGACTGACCCATTAGCACAAACTTTCTTAGTGAGCCCAGTTCAATTTCCACAGGGAATTTTCTTAAATAAAATTCGTGTTTGCTTTAAATCGAAAGATGATAGTATCCCAGTAACATTACAAATAAGACCTGCTGTAAATGGATATCCATCAAGCTCTGTTATATATCCATTTGGAACAGTAACATTGACTCCAGATAAAGTTAAAGTTACTGACACACCAAGTTTAGATGATCCAACAAAATACACAGATTTTATTTTCAATTCACCACTATACATGCAACCTGGTGAACACTGCTTTGTTCTTTTGGCAAATTCTAACAAGTATGAAATTTATAGTGCTGAGATTGGTAAAACAGATTTAACAACAAATCGTTTAATATCTGAACAACCATATGGTGGTTCACTATTCTTATCTCAGAATGGTTCAACATGGACAGCAGATCAAAACTCTGATATGATGTTTAGACTGTTTAGATATACTTTCTCTACAAGTCCAGTAAACGCACAATTCTTAGTAGATTTTCCAGAAACATCAGCCGTTCCTTACGATCTCACGCATTTGATTACCGCAGATGTCACAATGGGTAATACAGCATTAAAGTATGAGTTTAACTCCGAAACATTAACTGGTGATTATGTTGGATACAAAGCAATCAATCCATTCAGTGATTATGATATGAATGATGGTGGTGGAACTAGACAATTATCTGTAGAAAAAGGTGATGCATCATTTATATTAAGTGCTCAATTACAATCATCAAACCCAGACATTTCTCCGTTCATTGATATTTCTAGAATGGGTTTCTTGGCAGTACACAATCAAATTAATGATTTAGGGCTGTCAAATAATAACATCGTCATATTAAATGGTGGTACTGGCATAGTTGGTCCTGAAGATGTTACTATAACAATTAGTGGTGGAAATGGTAGTGGTGCAACCGCTGAAGCAAATGTTGTTAATGGTTCAATAGATGCAATTAATATTGTTGATGCTGGTTCTGGTTACACTACAACACCAACGATAAACATATCTTTGGCCAGTGGTTCTGGTGCTCAAGCAATAATTTTAGGTGAAACAAGTAAACGAGGTGGGCCAGCAAAAGCAAGATACATAACTAGAAGAGTCACACTAAACGATGGATTTGATTCCAGTGACTTGCGTGTTTATCTCAATGTGTATAAACCGGCACAGTCTGAAGTATATGTTTATGCCAAAATGTTATCTGCTTCTGACCCAAATATTTTTGAAGATGTAGAATGGCAATTATTAACACCAATTACAAGTACAAACTTTGTATCAACTAATAAGAATGATTTTAGAGAAATGATTTATGCTCCAGGTACAAATGGTGTTGCAAGTAATTCAATAACATACACTTCAAACAACATTACATACAATACATTTAAAACTTTTGCAATTAAGATTGTTATGGCAAGTAATGATTCTGTAAATGTGCCAAGAATTAAAGAACTTCGTGCAATCGCATTACCTGGAGGTTAATCATGTCAACTTTAGTGAAGATAAAAGATAACAGAGGTTTAGTCAGAGATATTCATTCTAAGGCTGTTTTAAGTACAGATAAAAATGGGTTAAATGAATATCTTATGAAAAAAGAATTAAGTAGAAAACAAAACGAAGAAAAAGAAGAAATGAAATTAAGAATGGAACAGATGGAAAAAGATATGCAGATAATCAAATCTTTGTTATTAGATATCGCAGAGGTAAAAAATAATGCCAATAGTTAATCAGATAAATACATCAAATACTTTTTTAGATTGGCTAACAACCACTCAATCATTAGTAGACCTTGCGAACAATACTATATTTTATGTAGATACTGCTCCTACTAGTCCTGTTGGTACAATTGGAGATATTAAAGGTTCAGTTTATTTGGCAAATAATTATCTATATTATTGTTCAGAAGATTATACTGGAGTTTCTAATATTTGGAGTAGAATTTCTTCTACTGATTCTTGGTAATAATACGGATAAAGGAGAGCATTAATGGCATTTAGAATTAACGGCAGTGATGTAGTTTACGATAGTGAAGTCGTAAGAGTATCTGCCAATACCACACAAAATAGGCCTGCTCAGCCAATTGTTGGTATGCTTCGATTCAATACGGATGATGATACATTTGAAGGTTATAATGGTATTGAATGGGGCCCAATAGGTGGTGGAGGAGGAGATGCTGATTCTGCCAATACTGCTAATACTGCTAATACTGCTAAAGAATTAGTGACAAGTCCAACTACATTTTCAATCAAAGAAGCTGATGGAAAATTATCTTTTTATTATGGAACAACAAAAATAGCATCATTAGATCAATACGGAAGGTTCATTACTGCCAACAACATCACTGCTTTAGGTACACCTTAATTAATAGCATAAATAGAATTAAAGGAGAGTATTTTGGCAGATTTTGTTGAACTACAAATAGAAGCAGGTTCTACATTTGTCACACAAGTTGATGTGAGTGATGCATCTGGTTTACCAAAAAATTTAAATGGTTATACTGTTAGGTCTCAATTAAGAAAATCTTATTATTCTACAAATGCAGTAAATTTCATAATAACTATGATAGATGCTCCAAACGGTTCTATAGAATTAAAATTGGATGCAAATACCACATCAAGTATTCGTGCAGGCAGATATGTTTATGATGTAGAAATTGAAGAAATAAGTACTGGTACGGTAACAAGAATATTTGAAGGTATAGCTACAATATTGCCTAATGTAACTAGATAAAAACATAAATATGTCAATAAAAGTAACAATTAAACCAAATAAGTCTTCTGTTTCATCTGTTAATATTGGTCCTAAACCTAGTATTTCTCTAGGACAAATAACAAATGTTGATGCTACAAATCCAGATAATGGTGAGATTTTAGTTTATGATGCGAATACGAATTCTTATACAGTAAAAACAATACCATTCATTGCCGGAGGCTCGTTTTAAAAAATGGCTAATACACTCATACAACTAAAATACTCGACAGTAACGGATATTCCTGTTTCTCTTAATACAGCTGAACCGGCATATTCATATAGTAGTAACACTCTGTTTATTGGAAATCCTGCTGGCAATGGAACTCTAAACATTGGTGGTTATTTTTATACCAAAACAATCGATGATGCAACTGATGCTTCTACACCAGGAACATTAGTTCTTCGTGATGCTCAAGGTTCAGCATCGTTCAATGTTATTACTGGTAATCTTATTATTGCAGAAATTGATGGTAATTCAAATTCTGCTACACAATTAAAAGAACCATTTGATTTGGGATTAGATGGAGATGTAACTGGTAATGTTTCAATCGATGGAGCTGCTAATGTAACACTCACAGTAGAACTTGTCAATACTGGAGTAAATGCAGGATCATATGGTTCAACAACACAGATACCTGTCTTTACTGTCGATGAAGACGGTAGACTTACTGATGCAAACACAGTCAATGTTGCAACAACACTTGCATTTTCAGCAGATGGTCCCACAACAGGTTCTTTAGATTTACTTACTGACACCTTCACACTTGAAGGTGGTGATGGTATCACAACAACTGCAAATGATACAACAAACACAATCGTTGTTGATGTTGATAATACAGTTATTCGAACAACTGGTAATCAAAGTATTACTGGTGATTTAGGAATTACTGGTAACTTAATTGTTTCTGGCAATACAATTACTCTCGATACGGAAACAATAAGAGTAAACGACTCTATAATGTTATTAGCTGCAAACAATGATCAAGGAGATTTACTTGACATTGGTATGACAGCACATTATGGTGTTGGTGGAAATAATCATACAGGTCTTGTTCGTCATGCAGCAGATGGAAAATGGTATCTGTTTGAAAACTACACAGAACATTTTATACATGATTTTAATACGATTAATATTGCTGACCCAACATTTGTTACTGCAAATCTTGTAGCAAATATTACTGGTGGTAAAGTATCGGGACTAACTGAAGTCATTGTAGTTTCAGATGGTGGTACAGGCCAAAATACATTCACAACAGGTTCAATTATAATTGGTAATGGAACTGGTGGTTTATTAGAACTTGCAAATACAACATCAACAGGAACATATGCTAATGCGTCACATGTTCCAGTAATTACTGTAGACGAATATGGTAGAGTATCAAATGTAGTAAACACATTAATTGATATCGACACATCTCAAGTAACAACTGGTATACTTGGGGTTCCAAGAGGTGGTACTGGTGCAAACACATTTACAACAAATGGAGTCCTTTTAGGCCAAGGAACTAGTGCAATAACTACAGTTTCTTCTTCTACAGAAGGTCATGTATTAACAATCAATTCTTCAGGTGTTCCAACATTTGAAATGATATCTGGCGGTACATTTTAAATTATTTAATAGGAGAGTTTATGAGTGTTGAATTTAGTAATGCTTATCAAGAAATTTTACTTGATAATTTGATTTCAGTTATTAAACAAAATTTTGTATTTCAAACGCAACTTAAGTTAGTAGATAAAACAGGTAAAGAGAAAGAAGAACTTCAAAAAAAATTTGAAGAAATAAATTCTCTTTACAATTCTACTAAAAATGAAGTTAATCAGTTACAAACTTACAAAGTAAAGGCTGAACAAAATAGTTCTGCACATGAAGAAAAAAATAGAATACAAGCAGCATTAAATGATTCTATGAAGAAAAACTCTTCTTTACAGAAAGAAATAGATTCAATAAAGATAGAAAAAAATAAAGAGTTAGAAGAATTAAAAGAAGAAATAAATAATCTAAAAGCATACATCACAAAACTAGAAGAGAATATCTCAATTACTAAATTGAAAAAAATTAACCCAGAAAAAGTTGCAGCAGAGAATGAAATTAAAGTTATTGAAAATAATCTACAGAAGGTTTTAGATGGTAGTTCATTTTAATGTCAAATACAGTAATCCAACTAAAGTATTCTACAGCCAGCGGAAATACACCAAGTCAATTAGAATTTGGTGAATTAGCAATAAATTCATACGATGGTAAGATATTTTATAGAAACCATCTAAACACAATCAGTTCAATTGAAAACTATCCAGGCCCTTCTGGATTAGATACTGAAATACAATTTAATGATTCTGGCGTTCTTGGTGCAAATTCTAATTTCACATATGACAAAGCAAATTCAACATTAAATGTAGTAAAGACAAATGTTAATTCTGCCTTTGATATAGTTGGTACTGAATTAACTACAACCAGTAATACTTCCACAGTTTTATATTCTTTTTCCACAAACAAATATGGTTCTGGCAAATTTGTTATTCAAGCATCAGATTCAAATAAAAGGCAAGTTACTGAACTTCTAGTTGTACATGATTCTGTTACTGCCTATGCTACGGAATATGCCATCATAAGAACAAATGGCAATCTATTTGATTTGGAAGTAGACATAGATTCTAACACAGTTCGATTAATGACTACAAGCACTTCTTCAAATAACACCGTATATAAAGTATCTGGCAATCTATTGCTAATATAAATATAATAATAACATCCATTGGGGATAGGGAACCAAGGAACATAAATGGCAAATGATAAAAAATTTGTAGTCAAAAACGGACTACAAACTCAAAATATAGATTTTGTATATGATGCAGAATCTAACACAGCAACAATTTCCATAAATGAAAATGGTTTAATTTTTGTCGATGGAGACATAAAGCTTTCTAATGCACTTTATGATTTTACAAAATCAAAAGGTAATGTTGGTGAATCTCTATTTGCTACAACAGAAGGTATTAAATGGCAAATTCCTTCTTCCCTAATTGGCGTAGATAATGTTCTCTATGTTTCAAAGTCTGGAAATGATTCAAATGATGGCAAAAGTTTAGATAAACCTTTCCTAACAATTAAAGCTGCACTTGCAGTTGCAAATACTGGAACTACTGTTTTCGTAAAATCTGGAGATTATACTGAGATAAATCCAGTTACAGTTCCAGAGGGTGTTGCAATTATTGGTGATAATTTAAGAACAGTAACAGTAAGACCACAAACAACAAATCAAGATTTATTTTATGTGAATAATGGATGTTATCTTTCAGGTATGACATTCAGAGATCATGTTTCTCCTGCAGCAGCAGTAGCATTTAATCCTAATGGCTCTGCTGGAAATATAACTACAAGTCCTTATGTCCAAGATTGCTCTTCAATAACCACTACTGGAACAGGCATGAGAATTGATGGTTCTCATGTAACTGGTAATTTAAAATCTATGGTATTGGATGCATACACACAATTTAATCAAGGTGGAATAGGCGTTCATATTTTAAATTCTGGGTATGCACAACTTGTTAGTTTGTTTACTATTTGCTGCACCGAATCTGTTCTTTGTGAATCAGGTGGCCAATGTTCAATTACAAACTCAAATAGTTCTTTTGGAGACAGAGGTCTCGTTGCAAATGGCAAAAGTTCATTATTATTTTCTGGTTCAACAAACGGCGTAAACCCAGATACTAACCGTGCAAATGTAGTTATTGATGGTCTTTCAACTAAACCTGCCGTGAATGATGTTGCAACTTTTGATGGAGGAAATACTTTTTATACAATTATTTCAACAACTGGCTTAGTATCTGGTCAAACAACTATTACAGTAGCAGAAACATTACCAACATCAATCCCTAATGATACACAGGTGGATTTTTATCGTAGAAGTTTTATTAGTGCATCTGGGCATACTTTTGAATATGTTGGTGCAGGAACAACATTAGCTAATGCAATACCTATAGCAGGTGGAGAACCTATACCTGCAAATGAAGCAGTTCAATTAAATGGTGGTAAAGTATTTTATTCAAGCACAGATCAATATGGTAATTTTCAAATAGGTGGAGAATTGTCATTTATAAATGCAAAAGGTACTATTGAAGGTAGAACATTCAACCGAAGTTTATTCACAGTAATGACGCCATATATATTGGCGTTAGAGGGATAGAAAATGGCAACAGCTTTAAATAGTTTCAAAACAATTACTGCAAATGTAACAACAAATTTAGAAACAATATATACTTCTCCATCTGGTTACACAGGTATTGTTTTGATGGCTCAAATAAGTAATGTATCAGAAAATACATCGAATGTAACATTTGTATTAAATGATGGAGTTGCAGATTATGAGTTATTAAAACAGTTTGATGTTCCTAAAACTGATGCTATATCTGGAACAGTAGGTAAATTAGTTTTGGAAACAGGTAGTTCAGTTAAGATTTCTGCATCTGCAAATAATGAATTAAAAATAGTCTTAAGTATATTAGAATCAGCAAATGAATAATAGAATACACAGTGGTAAAGTAAAAAAGATACCATCAGCTAATGTATCTCCAGGTAGATATGAATTCATAAGTTTAGGTGAAGCTGAGCCAGATTTAGGTTTACCTCAATCAAATTCGTATGTATTAATATCAAATACAGATGGTACTAGATTGTGGGTAAATCCATCGGAAGTTCAAGGTATATCTGGTTATTCTGGTATTTCAGGTTATTCTGGTTTTAGTGGAACCCCAGGTTCATCGATATCAATTAAAGGTTCTGTTGCAGATTTTGTAAGTTTACCAACACAAAATAATACACTTGGCGATGTTTATTATGTTGTTGATGAAGGCAATTTATATGTTTGGAATGGCTCATCATGGGATTTAATAGGTGAAATTAAAGGGTCTTCAGGTATATCTGGTTATTCTGGCTACTCAGGAATTTCTGGTCATTCTGGTATATCTGGTTATTCTGGTAGATCAGGATGGTCTGGATATTCTGGTGAATCTGGCCTCTCAGGAATTTCTGGTTACTCTGGTATTTCTGGATTCTCTGGTGAATCAGGATACTCAGGTTATTCTGGATTTTCTGGCGAATCAGGATTCTCAGGTTATTCTGGTGAATCTGGCTTCTCAGGTGAATCAGGATACTCAGGTTATTCTGGATTTTCTGGCGAATCAGGGTTCTCAGGTTACTCTGGTGAATCTGGCCTCTCAGGAATTTCTGGTTACTCTGGTATTTCTGGATTCTCTGGTGAATCAGGATACTCAGGTTATTCTGGTTTAGGTTTATCGGGTTTTTCTGGTATCTCAGGATACTCAGGTTATTCTGGCATTTCTGGATTCTCTGGTGAGTCAGGAATTTCTGGATACTCTGGCACATCAGGATTCTCAGGTTATTCTGGTGAATCTGGCTTCTCGGGAATTTCTGGTTACTCTGGTATTTCTGGATTCTCTGGTGAATCAGGATACTCAGGTTATTCTGGATTCAGTGGTGTTGCACCAGAATCAATTTTTTATGATGCCAATTCTATAACAACAGTTACAGGAACATATGTTTCTGGTGATGTAACAGATATTCAAACTTTTGGCGATAACAACTACTATGTTGTTTCTGAAGTTAGTGGATCTCCAGGTTATTCTATCGAAATTGATTTTACAGGTGTTGCTAATTTTAATAGAGTAGAATTAGCATTAAAATATACACATACCAGTCATATAATTTATTTTGAAATTTATAACAATAACTCTTCATCTTGGGATATAATAGGAACATTCACAGGAACAAATTTAGTTTTTGCTTCACATATATTTGATGTAATTAGTGATGTACCATATATCAATAATGGATATGTCAACACAAGAATATATCATTATTCTGAAGGTTTTGCTAATATTAATGTAGAAATAGACTTTGTTACTATTGGTCTTACAACACAAGGCCCTCAAGGTATTTCAGGACTTTCTGGTTTTAGTGGTAACTCAACTTCAGGATACTCAGGTATATCTGGCTTCTCAGGAATTTCTGGTTATTCTGGACTTTCAGGTCCCTCAGGTTACTCTGGCATTTCTGGATTCTCAGGTTATTCTGGATCAGGTATATCAGGATTCTCAGGTTATTCTGGTCAATCTGGCGATTCTGGTTATTCAGGTAAATTAGTAAAATGGATTAGAAAAACTGATAATTATACTTCAACATCTGGTGAAAGAATAATAGCAGATACATCTAATGGTGCTTTTACAATAACATTACCATCATCTCCTGTAGTTGGAGATTCTATAGAAATTTTAGATGGTGATAGTTGGTCTAATAATAATTTAACAGTATCTAGAAATGGTTCGACTATTGAGAATTTACCAGAAGATTTATTAATAGATGTAACTGGTATATTTGTGACTTTAGTATATGATGGTTCAACGTGGGAAATAGTTAGTTCTATAGGAACTTCTGGTAAATCTGGATATTCTGGCCAGTCTGGTTATTCTGGTTCAGGTATATCAGGTTACTCTGGTTTAGGCATATCTGGATATTCTGGTTCAGGTACATCAGGGTATTCTGGCATATCAGGTTATTCAGGTATATCTGGCCATTCTGGTATATCTGGTTATTCTGGTAGATCAGGATGGTCTGGTTATTCAGGTATAGGTACATCAGGTTATTCTGGTATATCAGGATATTCTGGTATAGGTACATCAGGTTATTCTGGCATAGGCACATCAGGTTATTCAGGTATATCAGGTTATTCAGGTATATCAGGGTATTCAGGTATATCAGGTTATTCTGGTATATCAGGTTATTCTGGCTACTCAGGTATATCAGGTTATTCTGGCTACTCAGGTAGATCAGGTTATTCTGGTTCAGGTATATCAGGTTATTCTGGTTCAGGTATATCAGGTTATTCTGGTTCAGGTATATCAGGTTATTCTGGTTCAGGCATATCAGGTTATTCTGGCTACTCAGGTAGATCAGGTTATTCTGGTATAGGCACATCAGGTTATTCTGGAATCAATGGCGTAGTTGGTGCTGGTGGAGTATATGGTGAGGGTTACTCTCAAGGAACTGGATCAGACTACACTTTTGCTGGCCTTTATGTTGCCAATAACAACACATTTGCTTCTGCAACTAATATTAAATTAAATACTTCAGATGGAGGGGCTGTAGATATCAAATCTGCATTTACTAACCTATCTGGCACTTCAAATTGGATATTAAGATTTTTTGAACCATCAACTACAGATTCTCAGTTTAAATTTATAGATTTTAAAGTTACTGCTATGACTGTTAATACAAATTGGGTAGATTTAACTGTAGTATTTGTTAGAACAAATATAACACAAACAACTTGGACAACAGCATCTTCAGCTGGAACATTTAGTATTAATATACCTGTTGCTGCTTCTGGTGGCGGTGGGGGTGGAGTAAGTGCTGGTAAAGCTATAACGATGACACTCGTATTCGGATAAGGACAAAAATAAAATGGCAGCGCCAAACATATTTAATGTTGCAACAATAACAGGAAAAACAGTTGGTTTAGCTGTTACTACATCAGCTCAAGCAATTGTTACAAATTCTTCTGGATCAAATAAAGTATTTAAAATTAATTCTCTTACAATAGCTAATGTTGATGGAAGTGCTGCAGCAGATATTACTGCTGATGTTTTGAAAAATGGTGCTACTTCATTTAGATTAGCATTTACGATTTCTGTTCCAGCAGATTCTACTTTAGTTTTAATTTCTAAAGATACATCAATTTATCTAGAAGAAAATGATAGTATTAGACTTACAGCTAGTGCTACTGGTGATTTAGAAGCAGTTTGTTCTTATGAAGAATTGAGTTAAAAATAAATGGGGTTTTATACTTATAATGCTGGTCTAATTGGACCTGGTAAAATAAGCACAGTAAGAGGAATTCACAATTTAGATTTCTCTAAACATAATAAGTCTTTGCCTGGAGATTTAGATTTAACATTTAATGGTTTTGGGACTGGTTTTAATACTGGAAGTATTGTATATCAAATGGCATTACAGAGTGATGGTAAAATAATGTGTGTTGGCACTTTTACTTCTTTCAATGCTACAACAAGAAATAGAATTCTTAGACTTAACTCAGATGGTAGTTTAGATACTGCTTTCAACCCTAGCAGTGGTTTTGATAATAATGTTAAAACTATAGAAATTACTGGAGATGGTTCATATCTATGCGGGGGAGATTTTACAACATTTCAAGGTATAACTAGCACTAGGATTGCAAAAATAAATACTTCTGGAAATTATACCAACATGTCTGGATTAGTTCAAGGATTTAATTCTACTGTAGAAGTTATTAAAGCAGCTAATTCTACTAAAAGTACTTTTCATATTGGAGGACAATTTTCTACATTTAACGGTGTATCTAATAGAAATGGATTAGTGTATATAAATGGTGAGTGCCAATATTTAGGTAATGTTAATCTCACTGGAGGTGGTGTTTATGTTATAGGTGTAGCTCCAGATTATAGTTTTTACGTCGGCGGAGATTTTACAAGTCCGGATCAATACCTTATAAAAGTTCTTTCAGGAAATGAATCTCCATTTCAAGGATCTTATGGTACAATAGATCCATTTGGTTTTGAAGCAAACATTGGCGCTAGTTTTCCAAGAGTAATTATACCACAATCAGATGGTAAAATTTTCTATGCTGGTTATTTTGGAATAGCAAGATTAAATTCTGACGGAACAACTGATACGAGTTTTGCGTCTCCTACTTACTCTGGCGGACATGTTTTTGCTGGAATTCAGTTGCCAGATGGTAGATATTTAATTGGTGGTAGTTTTACTACAATAAATGGTTATATTACAGGTTCGATTGCTTTACTTAATACTGATGGAAGTGTAGACACAACTTTTTTAACTACAGCTGGAAGTGGTTTTAATAATATTGTTCGTCATATTCTTCTTGCATCACCTAGTACAGCATTGATTTGTGGTGACTTTACAACTTATAATGGATCTAGTTATCCAAGAATTATTAGGATAAAAGTTTAAGATGAAAAGAAATTCTGGAAATATTGGCGCAAAAAGAACTACTTCAATAACAACAGCATCAGGTGTACATGATACATTTGATGCATATAATGCTAGACGCCTTAATATTTGGCCTCCAACATTTAAATATGTTAATCTTGAACCAAATAGTGGTACAATTTTAGAAAACTCGCAAACAACATTTACATTGTCGACCGAAAACATATTGAGCAATACTACTTTATATTGGACCATATTACATGGAACAACAGTTGCTGGCGATTTTTTCTCTTCTGTTACTTCTGGTAGTTTTACTATAAATTCTCTGGCACAGTTGGGAACTTTTATTGCACGTACCAGTATAATAGCAAACCCCTCAAAAGTAGCTAAAACATTTCAAATTCAAATTAGAACAGGTAGCACTAGTGGTCCAGTTGTATATACTTCTGGTACATATAGCATTCCTGCTTGTACTTGTACTGTATCTTGGTCTTCTTCTACGATAAATGAAAATTCTCAGAGTTCTTTTTTACAAGTTACTTTAGGAAATATAGGAACTTATACTACCGGTACAGCATCAATTACCTATTCTGGTACTGCTTCTTCAACAAAAGACATAGATTTTTCTAGTATTAGTACTGGAATAACCATAGGATTTGGAACAAATCAAGTAGGAGTTACTACAATTGCAGACGGAGTTCTTGAAGGAACAGAAACATTAACTGCTGAAGTAAGTTACTTTTCATACTCCAATAGTATTTTAGGTAGTGCTACTTTAACCATTACGGATAGTTCTACTCCAATTACAGCCACAATTACTCCAACTACAAGTTCAGTCAATGAAGGCAGTTCTGTTACATTTAATATAAGCATCACTAGTGGTAATTTTTCTAGTGGAACATTATATTGGACATTAGTTCCTTCTGGAACGGTTACTGATGGTGATTTTAGTTCTCCATCTAGTGCAATATCTAGTGGAGGTAGTGTTTCTATATCCGGTAGTGCTGGTTCAGTAACATTTACATTAAATTCAGATTTAACTACCGAAAGTGCAGCAGAATCTTTTCAATTTCGTTTGAGAAGTGGAAGCACTAGTGGAGCTATAATAGCAACTTCAAGTTCAGTAACTATCAATGACACATCACAAACTCCAGCTACACCAATATACACAAGAGTATCTGGAACAAAAGCTCCAACATTAGGTGCTGGTGGAGCTGCCACATATCCTCCTTCTGGTTGGACAGGATTACAAAATGCTTCTGCTGATGATGCTAATAGATCCGTAAATATACCAACATTCACTATTAGTTCTACTAATTACTTAACTGTTTTTGTTGGTTCAAATACTTATTTAACTTTTGGTAATGGTTCAACTGCATACAGCAGTTTAAGTGCAAGTAATCCAAATCTTAACAAAATACATATTGGAGCTGCCGACAATTCATATCAAAGGGTATCGACAATATCTTCTGGGTCAAATTATACCCGTATAAGATACGAAGGAAATGGAAGTACTAGTGGTACAGTAGGTTCACCAGGAATTGTGTATGAAGCTACATTTTTTAATCAAGCTTCAACTGGAAATGTTCCTGTTGTAGAAATTTTAGTTGGAAATCATAATCGAACAACTGGCCAAGCTATGATAGCTTCAACAAGTACAGCTTACGCAATATATACTTTGACTGCAAACCAAAGTTATGTATTTGTTGGCAATTCAACTGGAACATCATGGACGGTATATTCTGGTAGTTATATGTCAGGCACTGGTTATTAAAGGAGTTTTAAAAAAATGAGTTTATATAGTCATATAGGTAATTATCCAAGTTCTTTACCAGACAGAATTAGATTGTCTAATGGTTTGACTCGTACAGGAAAAGACACTTTCACAGAAGAAGAAATTTCTGATGCTGGTTATGTTTTAGTAGAAGACCCTCCAGTTCATAATCAAAGACAAAGACTTTTATGGACAGGTACAACTTGGCAAATTGTAGATTTTTCAGAAGAAGAAATAGCAGAAATAGTTGAAAAAGAATGGCAAACAATAAGATTCAAAAGAGATGAAAAGATAAAGGAAGTTGAATGGAGAATATTTAGATATCAGTCTCAAACTAGATTAGGAGTACCAACAGCTGATAGTGAAGAAAAAATTCATATAATTGATGAGTATATTGAAGATTTAAGAAACATAACTCAACAAACTGACCCAACTAATATTATATGGCCAACACTAGAGATTTAAAAAACACATAAATACCATATAAAAAATAAAAAATAAAAAATGATAACACTAAGTAATTTTTTAAGTAATAATTTTATTGGCGAATCTGGTTACTCTGGATACTCAGGGCTATCAGGATACTCTGGATCAGGTATATCAGGTTACTCTGGATCAGGTATATCAGGTTACTCTGGTTATTCAGGCATATCTGGAACATCAGGTACATCAGGTTACTCAGGAATTTCTGGCCATTCTGGTATATCTGGTTATTCTGGTAGATCAGGATGGTCTGGTTATTCAGGTATAGGTACATCAGGATATTCTGGTTCAGGCGTATCAGGTTATTCTGGTATAGGTACATCAGGTTACTCAGGTATATCAGGTTATTCAGGTATAGGTACATCAGGTTATTCTGGTATAGGTACATCAGGTTATTCTGGTATTTCAGGTTATTCAGGTAGATCAGGTTATTCTGGCTATTCAGGCATATCTGGAACATCAGGTTATTCTGGTTATTCTGGAAGATCAGGGTATTCAGGTTACTCTGGAACTGGTGGTGTTACATTAGAACAAGCCATAGCATTTGCAATTGCATTATAATCAATAAGGTATTTCAATAATGAAAAAACTTTTACATTACTACGAATTTACTCCATCACAAAACAAAATTGTAATTGATGGTATTTACAAACCAGAAAGATTTTTATTAATTACTAATGTAACTGCTAATCAAACTATTTTTACATTTAATAGTACCACAGCAGGACTAAACAGTATTACATATGATTATCCAAATGAAAAAACTACTTTAATATTAGATTATAATTGCTCAGCAATGAGTTCTACAGATAAATTACAAATATTTGCAGAACAAGATTTTGGTAATTTTGAACCTAGTGATACTTTTGTAGATCCGGTTAGTAAATTACGAGTTAGTCAGCCATCAAACTTAATTGATACAGACTTTGAATATGGATTACAAAGTACAAAATGGGAAACTCTTGAAAAAGTAAAAAACATTCCTACATTTTTTGCAAGGAATGGAGATGCAGATTTAGTAGTTAGTGATATTCAAACTGTTTCTGGCAGTGATGTTGTGACAGTAACATTAAGTGAAGTTCACACATTATCACCAGGAAGCCCAGTAATTATTTTAGGTTCTAAAAATATTACTTGTGATGGTGGATTTGTGGTTGTTTCTGTTCCAAATGACACAACAATATTGTATAAAGCAAAAGGAATTCAATCATTTACTGGAAGTATTAAAGATACTTACACTCAAGTTTTTCCAGGATCACTTTATACTGGAACAGAATTTGATATTTCTGGTATTGAAGGAATTGTAACTGACGGTAATTCTTCATCTTCATTAACTGTAACAACAGCTTATCCAACAGAATTTTCAGTAAATACTAGTTTCTTTTTATCAAACAGTAAAGGAACAGTAGCATTAAATTTTGATACAGCAAATGTTCAACCAAATACTTATATAGAGTTATCAACAACAGTAAATAATAATACAGCAACTAATGAATCTAACACTGGTTTTATGATAGGTGCTGTTAATCCATATGATTTTGATCCATTGGGTGCATTTTATTTTACTGCAAGTGACATAACAGTAGATTCGGCACAAGATACTGTTACATTTAATTTCAATCACGGAATAACAGACAATACACCATATCTTTATGTTGTTGGTGAAGGAAATACTGGAATAACTGGATTAGCAACTTTTAATGGTTATTATGTTCGTGTTTTAAATTCAACAACAGTTTATTTTACAGATAATTTTGGAGGTACAACAAGAATCCAAATAAGTGGATCTGGTTCAAATGGCGGAGTAATGCGATCGGCCCTTATTAGAGCATGGAGAATTTTAGCTACAGATTCATCTGGATTTAATGGTGATGCTGTATTATTTGATCAAAATCACGATTTCAATTTTTCAACAGATAACAATTTACCTGTTGCTTTTTTTGATGGTAGCACTGGTAGTGCTGTAACAGTAAATACTACTTTAGCTTCTGTTACTGCATATTATTTCCTTCCAGATTCATCAAATACTAGTGATGTAACAAGGTGGGCAAGATTTAGATATACTTTTAATGGGTCAGTAGTTCAATGGAATAATGTTGGTTTGACTAATGTTGGTGCGTTTATGATAAAAATGCGAAATTTGACTGATAATAATAGCATTTATTTTCCAAATCATGGTTACACAACTGGTTCTTTAGCTACATTTACAACAGTTTCAGGTGTTACTCCTGGTGGTTTATCTAGTGGTGCGTTATATAATGTAGAAGCTGTAAGTGCTAATAGACTTAGATTTAGAACAACTGCTGGAGGATCTATTAATTTAACATCTATAGGTTCGTCAGATGGTATATATACAGTTTCTTCAAGAGTTTCAAATGCAAACAATGAGTCAATTACAATACAAAATCATAATCTAAGTGATGGTACTGCTGTCATATATAACAATGATTCTAATACTGCAATTGGTGGACTAACAAATGGAACTACATATTATGTATTCCAATCCACTCTCAATACAATAAAATTAGCAACAACACCACTTGGTTGGATAACGTCATCAATTTCTATAAATCATGGTTTTACAAATTTTGGTACTGACGTATTTACAGCTACTATTGGTACTACTGTAATAGCTCATGGTTTTACAACAGGACAAGCTGTTCGTTACTCTTCAAGTACTCCTTTACCAGGTTTAATTAATGGTGCTTGGTATTGGGTTAGAGTTTTAAGTTCAAGTGCATTTTCATTTCATTGGACTAAAGATGGAGCTATAAACAACACAGATAGAGTGAATGTTGAATTTGGTACAGGAACTGGTTTTGCTAGAACAGCAAATTTAGTAGATATAACTTCAACTGGTTCAGGAACACAAAGTTTAGAAGCTGTAAGTAATAACGCAGCAGATGGTGTTTATAAACTTACAGAAAAAATAACAGATACTTCATTTAAAATAACAGCCAATAATGAATTGCCATTAAGAAAAATTACAATAACATCATCTTTAGATTTAAATAGAAATGCTTTTTTTGTACCTAATCATGGTCTTATAACTGGCACTCCAGTAACATATACATCAACTTCTACTGTTATGTCTGGATTAACAAATGACACCACATATTATGTTATAAGATATAATAACAATTGGTTTAAATTAGCATCGTCATTAGCAGATGCTGAAAGTTCTATTAATGTATCTATTACATCTAATGGTACTGGGATTCATAGATTAACCACTTCAATAGTTTCAGGAGAAGTTTTAGGTTCTGGAACAGTTAGTATATCAAATACTACCACAAAAATTGTTGGTGTTGGTACCAATTTTCCAGCAGTTTTTACTAGTGGAAATACTATAAAATTATACAAAAATCCATCACAATTAACTGGTTCAATTTCAGGTTATGATGCAGCTAATGATACATTTACAACTCCAATAGTACATAATTTTACAACAGGTAACAGTTTATATTTTAATTCTGCTGATGTAGTTCCACAAAATATTGAATTGAATAAAATATATTATGTTAGAGTTTTAACTACTCAACAATTTACTTTACACGCAACGCCATTAGATGCAACAAATAATACAAACAGAATAGATTTTGTAGGTACTGGTACTAATTTAACATATGTTCAAGTTCAAAATGAAGCTTATTCTACAACATTAGCTCAAATAAAACTAATTAATAGTACCAACGAATTAGAATTATTAAATGCAGTAACAGAAGATTTTACAAATGTCAATTATGCTGTTAGTACAAGTTTACTTTTACGATCAGATGGTTTTGCTTTACATCGTCCTTATGATGGTGGTGTAGAATTAATACCAAGTACTAATCCAGATTCATCTATGGTTAGACAGACTCGTAAATATTTCCGTTACCAATCTGGTAAAGGTATACAAGTATCATTTGCTATAAATTTTAGTCCAACAACAACAATTGATACGATGTCTAGAGTTGGAACTACAGCTACAATTGTTACAAGATATCCACATAGATTAACACAAGGATTAGATATAACAATTTTTGGCGCTACAACATCTAGTGGAACAAATTATTGGAACGGAACTTTTGAAGTTGCTAGTATAGTAGATCAATATACATTTACCGTAACATTACTTGGAACTCCTGTGAATAGTGTTGCTGACGGTATTATTGAATTTTATGTTGACGGATGGACAAATAGTGAAACTCGTTGTGGTTTGTTTGATGATCAAAATGGTTTATTTTTTGAATATAATGGTTCTGTTTTAAATTGCGTTAGAAGAAGTAGCACACAACAAATTAGTGGAACTGCTTCAGTTTCTTTTAAAGATGCAGTTGTTGTTGGAACAAATACTAAATTTTTAAGTCAATTAGATGTTGGTGAAAAAATAGTTATAAAAGGCCAAACATATGTAATTTCTAAGATAGAAAGCAATACATTATTGTATATTTTACCAAGTTATAGAGGGGTAGATTCTACAAATGTAATTATAACGAAAACAGTAGACACTAAAATTCCTCAATCGCAATGGAATATAGATGTTTGTGATGGAACAGGACCAACAGGATTTTATTTAGATATTCATAAAATTCAAATGGCATATATGGACTACTCTTGGTACGGTGCTGGTAAAGTTCGATTTGGTTTTAAAGATCAAAGAGGTAAAGTAGTATATGTTCATGAATTTATACACAATAATAAATTTACTGAAGCATACATGCGTTCTGGTAATATTCCTGCTAGATACGAAATAGAAAACATAGGAGAACCATCTTATGTACCAGCTTTAGCTCACTGGGGTACATCAGTAATTATGGATGGTCGTTTTGATGATGATAAAGCATATATTTTTAGTGCGACATCAAATCAAATATCAATTACCGGTTCAGCATCAGTTATAGCCAATTGTATAATTGATTCTACATCAACATTTTATGTGTTAGTTGGTAATCAATATAGAGAAGCAGGAAGAGCATTATCTGTAGTTACTCCATCAGCCTCATTTAATAGTATTCCTCCTGGTGTGTCAATAACAGGTTCTAATGTGCCAGCTGGTACATTAACTAGAGTTCCAATATCAACACAGATAACTCCATATCAAGTTTATTTGCCTGGTGTCACAACAAGGCATACTAATCCATTTAATACATCATCTCAAGCAACAAGAAATTTATTGTTAATTTCTAATTCTCCAACAGCTACAACAACAGTTGGTAGTAATTATACTGTTACTTTAAGTTCAGCAGTTTCTTCTGTAGTATATGAACAACCTCTGATTAGTATTAGATTATCTCCTAGTGTCGATAATGGTACACCAGGTCTTTTAGGAGAAAGAGAAATTATAAACAGGATGCAATTAATTTTAAATAGTGTTGGTATACAATCCACACATACTTGCGAGGTAACATTAAAATTAAATGGGCAATTGAACAATTATGCTTGGAAAAGAGTTACTAATCCTAGTTTAAGTCAGTTAATTTATCATGATACTAGTGATAGAATAACTGGTGGAACAACCGTATACACTTTTAGAGCTTCAGGTTCTACAGGAACTACAGGTCGTGTTCAACTTAATACTGTGGCAGATTTAGGTGATATTGTTACATTAGGAAATAGCATACTTGGTGGAGATAATGTCTTTCCGGACGGTCCAGATATTTTAACTGTAGTAGTACGACTAATTGAAGATCCATCAACAGTGACAGCATCAAATCAATTTATAGTTGGTGGTAGAATTAGTTGGTCAGAGAGTCAGGCTTAATTAATATAAATAGACTATAAAACAAAGGGTTTTATATGTCTACACCTACAACTAGAGCGCAGTTTAAAGATTATTGTCTTCGCAGATTAGGATGGCCAGTAATTGATATAAATGTTGATGACGATCAAATTGATGATCGTATAGATGATGCATTACAATTTTTTCAAGACTATCACTATGATGGTACAGAAAAATTGTACATGAAACATCAAATTACTCAAGCAGATATTGACCGTCGTTGGATTTATTGCCCAGAACCAGTATCTTTTGTTACTGGTGTATTAAGATTTGATGATTCTAATTCATCAATTAATATGTTTGATTTACGTTATCAATTAAGACTTCATGATCTGTATGACTTTACATCGGTATCTTATGTATCTTATGAAATAACAATGCAACATATCACAACACTCAATCTTCTTTTTTCTGGCACACCACAATTTAGATTCAATCGTAAACAAAACAAATTGTTTCTTGACATAGATTGGACAAGAGATTTAGATGTTGGTGAATATGTAATTGTAGAATGTTATCGTAAGTTAATACCAGATGTTATAAACCTTACAGGTACAGTTACATTAGACAACACATCTAAAACTGTAATTGGAACTAACACAATATTTGATCAAGAAATTGTTGAAAATGATTTTGTAAGTTTTGGAAATCAAAGCCTTCAAGTTCGTAAAATAAAATCTCCAACAGAAATAGAATTAGTATATGAACCAACACAATCTGGTTCAAATGTATCTATGACAGTTGCTGGAAACACAGATGTTTGGAATGATAGATTTCTAAAAAGATATGCAACTGCAAAAATTAAATATCAATGGGGAACTAATTTAAGTAAGTTTGCAGGTATACAATTACCTGGTGGAGTTACATTAGATGGTCCTCGTATAATGCAAGAAGCACAAGAAGAACTGAGTAAAATAGAAGAAGAAATGTATCAGATGGGTTCTCTTCCTTCTGAAATCTTTATTGGATAAATTGTGGCAACAAATTTTTACTTCAATAATTTTCCTGCAAATCAAATAACACAAGAGCAACTTCTTGTTGAAGACCTTGTAATTGAGGCCATGCAGATACATGGAATGGATGTATATTATTTACCTAAATCTAATGAATCAGAGACAGATTATTTGTTTGGAGATGAACCACTAAAACAATTTACTAGAGCTCATTCAATCGAAATGTATCTAGAGAATGTCTCTGGCATGGATGGTGAAGGTGATTTTATTTCTAAATTTGGTTTAGAGATTCGTGATGAAGTTCAATTATTAGTATCTAGAAGAAGATTTAAATTTTCTACAGCAGGGTCTAATCTAATACGACCAAGAGAAGGCGATTTAGTTTACATACCTTTAGTAGAGAATTTTTTTGAGATTACATTTGTAGAACATGAAAATGATCAGGCTATGTTCTATACTTTAGGTAGAGGTCGTGGTGGTAATGTATATGTTTATGCTCTTAAATTAAAACAATTTGTTTTCTCTAATGAAATTGTAGAAACTGGCATAGAAGAAATTGATAGTCAAATTAGAGATAGTTATGCAAGAACAAAAATTACATTATCAAGCGGTTCTGGTCAATATATAAATGATGAAATTGTTTACCAAGGAACAGATTTAGCAAATGCAACAGCACAAGCTTTAGTTTATAGTTCTGTAACAAATGGCCCAAATAAATTTGTTGAACTTTATAGAGTAAACGGTACTTTTGGATCAGGTAGTTTAATTGGCAATACTTCTGGTTCAATTTACACTTCAAATATAATTTCAGACTTTGCTACTTTAGATAATGCATTTGAAGATATTATAGACAACAATCGTATACAAACTGAGAGTGATGAAATTTTAGATTGGTCTGAGAAAAATCCATTTGGAGAAGGTTAATGTTAGGTAACCCACATTTTTATAATCGAACTATAAGAAAAGTTGTTGTAGCATTTGGCACACTTTTTAATGATTTAGAAATCATTCGTTTTAATAAAGCAAATCAACCACAATTGAAAATGACTGTACCATTATCTTATGGTGCTAAAGAAAAATATTTAACAAGAATAATTTCTGATCCAAATTTAACAAAATCTGTAAACACAGTAGTGCCAAGAATGTCTTTTAATCTTGACAGTCTATCATATGACATATCTAGAAAACAACAAAGTCTTTTACAAAATTTTGCATATAATTCTGAGAGTGGTTTAAGTACACAGTTTGTTCCTGTACCATATAATTTTGAATTTTCTTTGTCTATATTTGTTAGACACACAGAAGACGGTACACAAATACTTGAACAAATACTTCCATTTTTCACACCAGATTTTACTGTAACAGTCGATTTTATAAATGCATTTGAACAAAAATATGATATGCCAATCATATTGAATTCTGTAACATCAAATGTTGATTATGAAGGTGATATGTCAACAACAAGACTTATTATTTGGGATCTTTCATTTACAGCAAAAGGATATATATGGCCACCAGTTAAAATTGGTGGTGGTTTAATTGGTCAATATAGTGATGTTGGTGGGCCAGATGGTACAGGCGGATTTGGTGGAGTTATAGGTAATGTATATGTTGATCCTACTTTGAATACTAAAACTGCAAAAGTTGAAGTTCAAGCTAATCCATTAGATGCTGAACCAGATGATGGATTTGGTTTTACTGAAACAATAACTGAATATTTTAATGCTCAACAATATTCAAATAATATTATTTCTTTATTTACAACAGATTCTACAATTTTTTCTACAGATTCAATTATTATAACTACGGATAAACAATAATGGCAAAACAAACAATTAACATAGGCACAGGGCCAAATACTGGTACAGGTGATCCTCTGCGTACAGCATTTATTAAAGTAAATGATAATTTTACTGAAGTTTATAATATTGCACAAGCATCTTATAATTATGCCAATAGTATTGTTTCAGATACGCAAGTAGATCCTGTAGCTCGAGAAAAAGCAAATTTAGCATATACAACAGCTCAAGCAGCTGCAAATACAGTAATATACACACATATAGAACTTACGGAAAGACATGAACCTACATCTAATGTAATTACTTTTACACGAGCAGCAAATACAGATATTTCTGATGTTATAGATACTGGTCTTTCTCTTGCAAGAGCAAACAACGGACAAGGAATTTATAACTCTGCCGTAGAAGTTAGTTTTAATAGAGATGTAAGTCCAGCAAATACAGAATGGAATTGGTCTGGTTGGAACAATCTCGACAATGTTAAATTTAGACATTATAGAACTTTTACAGAAGCATTAAGAAAAAAAGTAGGAAGTAACATTGTTGGTGCAGAATTGGTTATGCACGATATTACAAATGATAAGTATTATAAAGTAAAATTTACACAATGGGATTTAGGTGGTGTTGGAGGTGCAAATGGTTCTTTTGCCTACACAAGAGAGTTAATTGATACCTCTACTGAAGTTGGTGTTGTTTTTGAAGATGGCACAAATCAAATCACTGCATCAATTCCATTAGATTGGCCTGTTGTTTGGCTTGATAATGATAACTATACAATAAGATCAATTGATGCTAAGAGAATTCTTCGTGGTTATGATATGACAATATCAGTACCAAGAGACAGTGACTTAAATTTTCCAATAGGTTCAGAAGTTGGAATTATAACTGAAAGTATTGGAATAACAGTTGAAAGAGTTCAGCATATCGAAGAAGTTGAAGCTCAAATTTATGGTGTTGGATTTGGAGAAGCAAGAGCATCATGGTTTATACCTGCCAGAAGTTTTGCTCGATTGATTAAAATAGAAGAAAACATTTGGTACTTAATTGTTGCAAATGCTGAAGTTTCAATATCACTAACAGATTTAAAGTCATTAGTTGCTAATACATCAACTTTTGAAGATTTTAAAACTGCTATTGCTAATTATGGATCAGTATGAAAAAAATAAATGAAAAACTTTCTGAAATATTTGATGTAGAACCTATTCCTTTAGAAGTTCAAGAACCACAAAAAGAAATTGTTCCAATTGCGTCTTCTAATCCTATAGAGTCAGACACAGAGATCGCAAGACAAAATATTAAAGAGTTACTTCAAAAAGGAAGTAAGGCTGTAGATGAATTGGCAGTTGTTGCCCGTGACAGTCAACATCCTCGTGCATATGAAGTTATGGCAACTTTGATTAAGAATATGTCTGATCTAAATAAAGACTTGTTAGAGATACAGAAACGCAAAAAAGATTTGATGGTAACATCACAAAACAAAGCTGGAGATGTAAATGTTGAGAAAGCTTTATTTGTTGGTTCTACAGCAGAGTTAATGAAACTACTTAAGAAATAATGTCTGATACAAGTTACTTAGGAAATGCCAACCTTAAAAAAGTTGGTATTCCAATATCATTTAGTGAAGAACAAATTATAGAATACCAAAAGTGTTCTGAAGATCCTATTTACTTTATTGATAACTACTGTTACATCGTTACACTTGATCACGGTATACAACAGTTCAAACTCTACGATTGTCAAAAGAAAAAAATACAAACCATTCATGATAACCGTCGAGTTATCATTATGGAATCTCGTCAGGCAGGAAAAACTACAACATCTGCCGCATACATTTTATGGTATACTTTGTTTCAAGCAGATAAGAATGTTGCGATTCTAGCAAACAAAGACAAGACAGCCAGAGAGATTCTTTCTCGTTATCAGTTGATGTACGAGAATTTACCTATATGGATGCAACAAGGTATTAAGACATGGAACAAAGGAGACATAGAACTAGAGAATGGTTCTAAAGTATTTACTGCTGCAACTACTGCGGCAGGTATTCGTTCCAAGTCAGTCAACCTTCTGTATATTGACGAGGCTGCAATCATTCCAAACAATATTGCAGACCAGTTCTTTACTTCTGTTTACCCTGTAGTTTCTGCTGGTAAGACAACAAAAATTCTAATTACTTCTACACCTCTTGGTTATAATCACTTTTGGAAGTTTTGGAATGATGCAGAAAATGGCAGAAATGGTTTTGTACCTTTGTTCATTCCATATTGGGAAATACCAGGTCGTGATGATAAATGGGCAGCAGAACAACGAGGTGTTCTTGGAGAAGTAAAATATAATCAAGAAGTTTTATGTAAGTTTCTTGGTTCTGCACTTACACTTATTCGTGCAGATGCAATTGAACAAATGTCGTATAACACTCCAATATTACAAGATGATGGCCTAGATGTATATGAGTATCCTGTCGTAGGTCAAAAAGATCAACACGGTAAAGTTTTAGTTAAACCTAGATCATATGTTCTTGTTGTTGATACTGCACAAGGAGTAGGTGGAGATTATTCTGCATTTGTTGTGATAGATGTTACAGAAATACCATATAAATTAGTTGCCAAATATAGAAACAATAGTATAGCTCCACTCGTATATCCATCTGTCATTTATAAAGTTGCATCTCAATATAATCAAGCTTATGTTTTACTTGAAGTAAATATGTCTGAACAAGTTGCACACATTTTATATACAGAATATGAGTATGAAAATATATTCTTTGTATCAAAAACTTCAAGAGGGCAACAAATAACTGGTGGTTTTGGTGGTTCAGGTAAGACAAGACTTGGAGTTCATACAGACAGAAAGATAAAACGTATAGGATGTTTTAACTTCAAGTCTTTAATTGAAGAGAAAAAACTATTAGTTTTTGACTCTGATGTTATATCAGAGATGTCAACTTTTATTGAAAAACGAGATTCATATGAGGCCGACGAAGGATATCATGACGATTTAGTTATGTGTCTAGTTCTTTTTGGATGGTTAACTACTAATCCATACTTTAAAGAAATAACTGATGTTAATTTAAGACAAGCAATCTATGAAGAAAAAATTAAACAGATCGAAGAAGAGATGTTACCTATAGGATTTTTAAATGATGGACAACAAGAAGAGTTGATTGTAGAAGGTGGAGATGTTTGGGGCAATTACAATATGGCAGAAGAGAAAACTGCTTTGCCTCCAGGGTATTTATCGTCTAGATTGTAAAAACACTAAATACACAATAAAGAAAATTGATCCAAACAATATAAGGAGAAATCCATGGCATTTCAATTATCAGCTGGCGTAAATGTATCAGAAATTGATCTGAGTACAGTTGTGCCTTCAATTGCCAGTTCTATTGGCGCATTTGCCGGGAAGTTTGCTTGGGGTCCAGCTAATGAAGTAGTTACTATTTCTGACGAGATTCGTTTAGTCGAAAGATTTGGTAAACCTACAAATGATAATTATGAATACTGGTTTTCAGCCGCAAATTTTCTAGCATACTCAAACAATCTCAAAGTAGTTCGTTCAGTCGCATCAGATTCTTATAATTCAACTTCAAAAAATCCAATTGGTAATACAATTATTCAAGTTAATGGCATAGATTATGAAGTTAATGTCAATACAATTATAACAATAGTAGGTGGTGAAGGAGAATCTAATGCAGCAATAAGAATTACAACTGATGCAAATGGTACTATTAATACAGCTACTGTTATACAAGGCGGTTCATTTTTTGAATTACCTACAATAAATGCTGCTACTTTAACTGCTGCTTTAGGTGCAAATGGTGTAGGAGGCCTTATTGATTTAGAATTCGATAATATACAAATTGAAAATGAAATTGATTATCAATTAAATCATACATCTGGCGCAAATACTTATGGTGAATTTGCCGCAAAATATCCAGGTGTTTTGGGAAATTCTATTACTATAGAGATGGCAGATTCAAACACATTTACTGGTTGGGCATATGCATCTTTATTCACAGATGAACCAGCTACATCAGATTATGTTTCAAATTTAAGTGGTGCTAACGATGAATTACATATTGTAGTAGTTGATACAGGAGGTTCATTTAGTGGAACAGCAAATGCTGTACTAGAAAGATTTGCGTTTGTATCTAAAGCAGCTGATGCTAAAAACCCAGATGGAACTTCAAATTATTACAAAGATGTTTTAAATAATCGTTCAAAATATGTTTGGTGGTTATCGCACCCATTATCTACAACAAATTGGGGTGAAAATGCCACAACAGATTTTAATTTGTTAGAAGATGCAATTACAGTTTCACTTAGAGGTGGTGCAGATGGAGATGTAAATGAAAGTTATATAGCAAATTCATACTCACAAGTTTCCAATCCTGACTCTGTAGACATATCTTTAATTATTGCTGGTCCTGCTGGAAATACTGTCGCATCTCAGATTATTGATATTGCAGAAGATCGCAAAGATTGTGTTGCATTTATATCACCATTAAAAGCTGATGTTGTAGATAATTACGGATCAGAATCAACTGATGTATTATTATATCGTAATACAACATTAAACAAATCTTCTTCATTTGCAGTGATGGATTCTGGTTGGAAATATCAGTACGACAAGTACAATGATACTTATCGTTGGGTTCCACTTAATGCTGACATTGCAGGTCTGTGTGCAAGAACAGATTTAGAAAGAGATCCTTGGTATTCACCTGCAGGTTCAAATAGAGGCATAATTAAAAATATCATTAAACTTTCTTGGAATCCAACTAAGGCTGAAAGAGATGATCTATATGTCAAAGGTATTAATCCTGTAGTTAGTTTCCCAGGCGAAGGCACAATGTTATTTGGAGACAAAACTCTTCTTGCCAGACCAAGTGCATTTGATCGTATCAATGTTCGTAGACTCTTTATTGTACTTGAAAAAGCAATTGCAAGAGCTGCTCGTTCTTCATTGTTTGAATTTAATGATCAATTCACAAGAGCACAATTTGTAAACTTAGTTGAACCATATCTTCGTGATGTTCAAGGACGTCGTGGTATTAGTGACTTCAGAGTTGTATGCGATGAAACAAATAATACAGCCGAAGTAATTGATCGCAATGAATTTATTGGCGACATTTACATTAAACCTGCTCGTTCAATCAACTTTATTCAACTTAACTTTATTGCAGTAAGAACTGGAGTAAGATTTGAAGAAATAGTTGGTCGTTTTGGTTAATAAATAGAAAAACAGGAGATAATTAAATGGCATTTTCAGTAAACGAATTTAGATCACAAATGACTGGAGACGGAGCCCGTCCCAATCTATTTGAAGTATCCATGCCGTTTCCTGTATTCTCACTACCAGGAAACGCACAACAAAAACTAACATTCATGTGTAAGACAGCACAACTACCAGGATCAACTCTTGGTGTTGTGCCAGTTCAATACTTTGGTAGAGAATTAAAGTTTGTAGGTAATAGATCATTTGTAGATTGGACAATTACAATTATTAACGACGAAGATTTTATCATTCGTAACGCTTTTGAAAGATGGATGAACGCCCTAAATACTCATAGTACTAATGTAAGAAGTCCAATTGCATTAACACCATTAGGTTATAGTGTTGATGGAGATGTTACTCAGTTTGGTAAAGCTGGTAATGTTCTGAAGAAGTATAAATTTATAGGTCTATTCCCATCAGATATCACTCCAATTGATGTTGATTGGGGTGCAAATGATACAATTGAAGAGTTCTCTGTAACTCTGTCTTATCAGTGGTGGGAATCTGTAGAGACTGGTGTAGTGTAATAGGTGGGGGTAACCCCACCTATTATTTTTTTATAGGATGAAAGACACCGTATGGCATTATATTTACTAGTCAAAGAACATGTAGATACAGGTATGAAATACTTGTGTAAACATGTTGCATCTTCATTTTCTGAATGTGAAAAATATACTGGTTCTGGAATATATTGGAAAAGACATTTAAAGCAACATGGTAATAATGTTAAAACCACTTGTCTTTTTGTAACTGAAAATGAAAAAGAATTTCGTGAAATTGCCAAAAAATATTCTTTAAAATTTAATGTTACACAATCTAAAGAATGGGCAAATTTATGTGATGAAGAAGGACAAGGTGGACATACTGTTATTGATAAAGAAAAACATGGTAAATTAATGGAACAAATCCATAAAAAAACAGAAGTCAAACAAAAAGTTAAAAAACATTTAGATGATATTAGATTTTGGACTCAACCTTTAGCTGCACAAGCCGCAAAAGAAAAATTAACAGGTGTTCTTAAAACAGAAGAACACAAACAAAAAATGCGTGGTAAAAGACCTCATGTAAATCAATCTGGTAGTAAAAACAATAATTCTAAAAAAATAGAAACTCCATTTGGTATTTTTGGTAGTATTAGTGAAGCCTCACGCCAAATTGAAGGTTATACATATATGATGATATGGTGTAGATTGCAAAATAATAAAGAATGGAGATACATCTGATGGCAATTCGGCTTTTTGGTTTCAATATAGGCAAAAAAGATGTTGTTCAGGAACAACCACCTGAGCAAAAAACTTTTGCACTTCCAACATCTGCACTTGATGATGGTGCAGTTACTATCACTCAAAATGCTTACTATGGCACATATGTAGATTTAGAAGGCGCAGTTCGTAATGAATTAGAATTGATCACTCGTTATCGTGAGATGGCAAATCATCCAGAATTGGAACAGGCCATTGATGATATTGTAAATGAATCTATAACACATGATGAATCAGGTGAAGTTGTGTCTATTAACATGGACAAACTAAAACAACCACAGACAATTAAAAAGAAAATTGAAGAAGAGTTTGAAAATATTTTAACTCTTTTAAATTTCAATAATTTGGCAGATGATCTTTTCAAGAGATGGTACATTGACGGTAGAATATACTATCATGTTCTAGTTGATGATACTAATCCAAAAGAAGGCATACAAGAATTAAGATATATTGATCCACGAAAGATCAGAAAAGTTCGTGAGATTCAAAAAGAAAAAGATCCTAAAACTGGTGCTATGGTAATTAAATCTATAGCAGAATACTATGTATACAATGATCGTGGTACAACAACACAAACTTATACCGCACAAGTAAATGCTGGTGTAAGAATTGCACCAGATTCAATTATTAATGTGAACTCTGGGTTGATGGATGCAAAGAATACTTTTGTTATTTCTTATTTGCACAAGGCTATTAAACCACTCAATCAGTTACGAATGATTGAAGATGCAGTTGTAATCTACAGACTTTCAAGAGCACCAGAACGCCGTGTATTCTATATTGATGTAGGTAATTTACCAAAAGGTAAAGCAGAACAGTACCTTCGTGATATTATGATCAAATATCGTAACAAGATGGTATATGATGCCAACACTGGTGAGTTGCGTGATGATCGTAAACACATGTCAATGCTTGAAGACTTTTGGTTGCCACGAAGAGAAGGTGGTAAAGGTACAGAGATTACTACACTTCCAGCAGGACAAAATCTTGGCCAAATAGAAGATGTAGATTACTTCCGTAAAAAATTATTGCAGTCTTTAAATGTACCTTATTCTAGAATGGATCAAACACAAGGTGGTGGTTTTGCATCACTTGGCAGATCAACAGAAGTAACTAGAGATGAATTAAAATTTGCCAAATTTATCAATAGACTTCGTAATAAGTTCTCACAGATTTTTGATAATGCTTTAAAAACACAATTAGTTTTAAAAGGCATTTGTACTAAAGAAGAATGGGAAAAATTTAAAGAAGACATTTATTATGACTTCAAGAAAGATAATAATTTTACAGAATTAAGAGAAGCAGAACTTCTTCGTGAAAGAGTACAGACACTTACCATGTTAGAACCATTTGTTGGTAAATATTTTTCACAAACATGGATTAAAAAGAATGTTCTTCGTATGACACAAGAAGAAGTTGATGAGATGGAAAAAGAAATACAAGAAGATGGCTCTGCTGAACAATATGAACAAATGCAACAACAACAAAATGGTGGTATGATACCTCAACCACCAGTAGATAATGTAACAGAACAAGATCAACAACAAGAATCTATGACACCAGAATTAGATGCTCAAGTTGACAAGTATACTAATATAAATAGAAAATAATTTAAAGGAGTTTAACATGTCTCAAATTAAAGATTTTATTGAACAGTTAGCAGCAGGAGACAATGTTGCAGCTAAAGAATCAATTAATAATGCTCTTTCAACAAAAGCATTTGAATCATTAGATGCATTTAAAAAAGAAATTGCATCAACATTATTCAACAACGGTCAAGAAAAAGTAGAAGTACAAGATACTGCTGATACTCCTATTGAAGATGAAGAGACTGTTACTCAAGAAGAAGTAGAACAGATTGATGAACTTTCAAATGAAACTTTAAAATCTTATGCTGGAAAAGTAGTTGACAAAACTAGAACAATGCCACAAGGTGCAAAGAAACAAAAACATTTAGCTGGTTTTGGAAAAGCAATGGATAAGATGCAAGGTCGTTTACACAGAGACCTTGATCGTATGCCTTAAAGAAATAACATGAAATCATTAACAGAATTTAAACAACCAATTATAGAAGAAGAATCAGACTACGCAAAGTTTGATATGCTTGTTCGTGCTGGGCTTGCAAACAAAGCACAGTTACAAAGAATTCATAAGATTCTTGACAAAATGAAAGAAGATAGACCTGTATTCAACAATGCAGATAGAATGATTCTTCAAAATCTTTTTAATAAAATGGTTGATTTAATTTCTAATAATAAACAAATATTTCAACAAACTCGCCGTGCTGTTCGTGAAGAATTAGAAGAAAGTATGCTAGATACTTCTGATTATAAAACAACTAAGTCAGGTAAAAAATATAAAGCACATAGAATTAAAATTGGTGATGAACAGTATGGTAGAGAAGAAGACGAACAACAAAAAGAAGAAGTAGAAGTTTTACATAAAGTAGAACTAGATGAGTCACTATCTCAAATAGAACCACCTTTTGTTTTAGTTCTCAAAAGAAAAGCAATTAGATTGTTTCCAAATGATACAAGAATAGCATTATACTACAGTGATAAAATTAATAAGTATTTTAGTGTTCCTTATTCTACAGATAAAAATCTTGATGCACCAGTTCAGGCTGAAAGTGTAGAAAATGTTGAGTTAGAAGAAGCAGTAATGGATCAATTGCATAAGATAGTTGCAGATAAACAAAAACAAAGAGTTAAATTTGGTAATGGTCAATCTCAATCAGTTGATCACTATACTGCATCGGCAATTACACAAGTTCATAAAGCATTGAACGATGATAACAAAAAGAAGTTTGCAGATATGGTTCATAAATCACCTGCACATTTGGCAAAAGCAGCAGACTTTGCATTTAGTAAAGTTAAAAAATGAAATTTATAGATTTTATTTTAAATAATAAATTACAAGAAGCAAAAGATGATATTAGAAATCATCTAAATGAAATATTGAAAAAAAGATTAGCAGAAGCAAAAAGATATATTGCAGCTGATATCTTTGAAGAAGTTGAAACTATAGTTGAAGCTGCACCAAAAAGAAATCCAAACATTGTTAAAATGGGTAGAGTGCAAAGAATTCGTAGAAGAATTCGTAGGAATGCTAAAGGTAGAATTGTTGTACAAAAAAATGCTAGAAGATCAAGTATTAAAGGTTTTAGAATAGCAGGTAAAGGTAATACAATTAAAAGAATACCTACTATTGAAAGATTAAGAAAAGCAAGACTGTTAAAACGATCATGGAAAACAACAAGGAGAGCAAAAATACGCAGGACATTAATGAAGAGAAAGATGTCTATGCGTAGAAGAGCCTCGATAGGATTAAGGTAAAATGGCATACGAAATTTTAAATGCTCTTAGAGCTAAATCTACAATTAGAGTTACAGGTAATTCTGCAACTACTATTACACTCTCACAATTGGCAGCAAGTCCAGCTGAAACTGTAACTGAAGCTGCTATCGCACAAGTCTCTGCAACAACAGATGGTGTTTGGAGAGTATACAGAGGCGATAACACTAGTGGAGAATTGATCTTAGAATTATTGAACACAACACATTTTGTTCTTTATGAATATGATATTTCTTTTGCCAATAGTGCTACATCAAATGTTCATATTACCAATTCTGGTTCAGGTGGAACATTAATTATACAATTGGCAAAAACAGCAACATACAGCCCATCACTAACAGGAATGTAAAATGAAACTAATTAGAGAATCAGTAGAGAATGTAAAATATCTTACCGAAGAAGCAGAAGACGGTAAGAAAAAACTTTACATTGAAGGAACTTTTCTTGTTGGTGATAGAGTCAACAAGAATAATCGCATGTACAAAATGGATACATTGCGTAACGAAGTTGCTAGATATACCGAAGAGTATATCAAAGAAGGTCGTGCATTAGGTGAACTTGGTCACCCAGATACACCTTCACTCAATCTAGAAAGAGTATCACACAAAATTCTATCACTTACTGAAAATGGTAATACATTTTTTGGTAAGGCACTTATTCTTGAAACACCTTATGGTCAAATTGTCAGAAACTTTATTGAGAACGACATAAGTGTGGGTGTTTCATCCAGAGCACTAGGTTCTCTTGTTCAAACTAAAGAAGGTTATAATTTGGTACAAGATGACCTTAGACTTGCAACTGCTGCTGATATTGTGGCTGATCCATCTGCACCTGGTGCTTTTGTTAACGGCATCATGGAAAATAAAGAATGGATGTTAATTGACGGTAAATTTGTAGAGGCAAACCATGACCGTGCAAAGAAAACTATTCAGAGAGCTTCTAAGAAACAAATCGAAGAAGTTGCTCTAAAACTGTTTGAAAATTACCTCAGAAAACTTTAATTTTATAAATAAGAAATCATAAGGAGAATCCTAATGGCAACAAATCAACTAATGGAAGCAGCAGCAGAAATTCTTGCAGGAAGCAAGAGTAAAGCTACAGCAATGCCTCCACAAAAATTAGAAGGTGGTGTTGTAGACCTTGGCGGTCCAACTCCACAAAATAGCAAACCTGATGATGATTCTAACAAGATTCATACAACAAAGGCAGCTAAGAGTGCAACTGCACCAACAACAAAACCTTCTGATGCATCTTCAGCAATGCCTTCTACTAACTTGAGAAAAGAAGAAGAAGAGACTGATGAAGATCAAGAATTAATTGATTCTGAAGAAGAGTTTCAAAACTCTATTAAAGAAGATGTAGATGCAATCTTTGGTGATGATTCTACAATCTCTGAAGATTTCAGATCAAAAGTTTCTACAATTTTTGAAGCTCGTGTTAATGACAGAGTTCTTCAGATTCAAGAACAATTAGAAGTTGATTATGCTTCTATGCTTGAAGAAGCAGTAGAAACAATTAAAACAGAATTGACCGAAAAAGTTGATGACTATCTCAACTATGTTGTTGAGCAGTGGTTAAAAGAAAACGAATTGGCAATTGAATCAGGTCTTCGTGCAGAACTCTCTGAGGAATTTATTGCTGGTCTTCGTAATCTATTTGCAGAACATTATATTGATGTTCCTGCTGAAAAAGTCGATCTCGTTGATGAACTTGCTGGTAAAGTTGAAGAACTTGAAGGTAAACTTAATGAAGAGATTGAGCGTGCAGTTGAGTATAAAAAGGCTCTTGTCGAGTCTGTCAAATCCCAAATTACTTATGAAGTATGTGATGGTTTAACGGCAACTCAAGTTGAAAAAATCAAATCACTCGCAGAGAGTGTAGAGTTTTCCACAGAGGAAGAGTACGCAGAAAAACTTGAAACAATCCGTGAAAACTATTTCCCATCTGGCGTTAAAAAAGCAGATGCAGAACAACTTCATGAACAAGTAGAAGATACTGAAGATGCAAACAAAAATATCAATGATCCTTTTGTTGCCGCAGTATCAAAAGCAATTTCTAAAACTAAAATTTAATTAAGGAGTATTTTATGTATCTTTCAGAACAACTTCAAAAGAAATGGGAAGGTGTATTAGAGCACCCAGACCTTCCAAAAATTTCTGACCCTTATCGTAAGGCAGTTACAGCTGTTATTCTTGAGAACCAAGCTGTAGAAATGAAGAAAGCTTCTAATATTCTTACAGAAGCAGGTCCAACATCACAAGTAGGCACAGGCGGTTTTGGTGGTTCTGCTGATGCATACGGCCCAGTTGCAGGTTTCGACCCAATTCTTATTTCTTTAGTTCGCCGTTCTTTACCAAATCTTATTGCTTATGATGTTTGCGGCGTTCAGCCAATGACAGGTCCAACAGGACTTATTTTTGCAATGAGAACTCGTTACGACGGTCAGGCAAATACTAATACTGAAGCCTTCTACAATGAAGCAAATACAGTATTCTCTGGTGCAGGTACATCACAGACTGATCTCGCACTTGCTGCTAATACTGCATTAGGTTCTGGTAACACATTTACATCTGCATCTGTTGCTGCTGGTGCTGGTATGGCAACTTCTGTTGCTGAATCTCTTGGAGATGTTGCTGGTGGTTCCGCAGACTTCAATGAGATGGCTTTCTCTATCGAGAAGGTAACTGTTACTGCTAAGACCCGTGCTCTTAAGGCTGAGTATTCTATGGAACTCGCACAAGACCTTAAGGCAGTTCATGGTCTTGACGCTGAAACAGAACTCGCAAATATTCTTTCTTCTGAAATTCTTGCAGAGATCAACCGTGAAGTTATTCGTACAATCTACAAGATTGCCAAAGTTGGTGCTCAAGTAGGTACAACAACTGCCGGTACTTTCAACCTTGACACAGATTCAAATGGTCGCTGGATGGTTGAAAAAGTTAAAGGTCTTGCTTTCCAAATCGAAAGAGAAGCAAACACAATTGCAAAACTTACTCGTAGAGGGAAAGGTAACATCATGATTTGTTCTTCTGATGTTGCTTCCGCATTTGCAATGGCTGGTATTCTTGATTATCAGTCTGCTCTACAAGGTCAAGTTAATCTAACAGTTGACGATACAGGTAACACATACGCTGGTACATTGTTTGGTCGTATCAAAGTTTATATCGACCCATATTTCCCAGTTGGTGCAACATCTGAGTTCGCAGTTGTTGGTTACAAAGGTTCTAATGCCTATGACGCTGGTATGTTCTACTGCCCATACGTACCATTGCAAATGGTTCGTGCAGTTGATACAGGTACTTTCCAACCAAAGATTGGTTTCAAGACTCGTTACGGTCTCGTTGCCAACCCATTTGCAGAAGGTACTACACAAGGTCTTGGCGCTCTTGGTGCTATGAGCAACGTATATTACCGTGGCTTCAAGATTGCAAACTTAATGTAATTCAGTCTCAAATTATTCTTATAACAATAAGAGACTTTAAAAGGGAACTAGAAATAGTTCCCTTTTTTTATTATAAATAATGGTATGAGCGAGATACTAATGATAACAGATTTGCTCGACATGCGAGCAAGGAAACAACAAGAGCTAGAATTCTATAATCAACAATTGAAAGAACTTCAGTTGAAGATGTTGTTCATTCAACAAGAAATAAGTTTAACAAGTAAGATTATAACTATGATAGAGCAAGAACAAATCATAGACATAGCACTTCATATAAAGAAAACTACATGACAGCAATAGTTAGAAATCCAAAAAATCCAAATCTATATCAATCAAACAAATTTCTTTTGTCGTTCGCAAGAGCGCCAAATTTACAATTCTTTTGCCAAACAATAAATGTACCAGGTATAGCAACATCTGAAGTGCCTCAAACAAATCCATTTGTTGAAATATATTTACCTGGAGAAAAACCAGTATACGATGTATTGAATATTACATTCTATGTTGACGAAGAACTAACAGCTTGGAAAGAAATACACGATTGGATTCGTGCAATGACATTCCCATTTAACTATGATGAATATAAAGCATTGCCTCAATTAAATTCATATGCCAGATCAATCAACACAAGATTGCCTCAATATTCTGACGCAACACTTACCTTATTGACTTCTTCTAATCAGCCAAGTATTCGTTTCAAATTCTATGATGTATTCCCCATTTCGGTATCATCATTTGTTGTTTCAACTACCGAAAGTCCAGATTCTATCATAACGGCAGATGCAACATTCCGTTTTACATTGTTTGATGTAGAAAAAGTAGAAACTGCAAATACTGCTTGACAACTAATATTGTTTATGTTATCCTATAGATAGGAGGATAACTATGGTTAAATTAAATGAACTTTTAGAGATGTGGGGTAAAGATAGTGAGATTGATCGTACTGAACCAGGTAAAGCACTTCTAGACATTCCAAAACTTCACAGTAAATATCTTAACATACTTTCTCATTATCGTCTAGCAATTCGTGACTCTGAGTTTAAGTATAACAAGATGAAGAAGTTAAAGTGGGAATACTATACTGGCAAATTAGATGATGCTCAACTGAAACAGTATGGTTGGGAACCATTTCCTTTTGTACTTAAATCCGATATCACTACATACTTAGATAGTGATGAAGATATGAACAAGTACAAAGCTCAAAAAATTATGTATGAAGAAATCGTTGAGGTTTGCATCAGCATTATAAAAGAGCTAAATAGTAGAACATATCAATTGAGAGGATTCATAGAGTATGAAAAATTTATACAAGGTGTTTAATTGGCAGATTTAGTTCTACATAAAATAAATGAGTCTTACATACGCATAGAATGTGAGAAACATTTTGCTCAAGAGTTACATCAATACTTTTCTTTTAGAGTACCAGGATTTCAATTTGTACCTGCATACAAAAATAAAATGTGGGATGGATACATTCGTCTGTTTTCATTACGAGAACAGACTTTGTATTTTGGATTAGTACCGTATGTTGAAAAATTTTGTAAGGAAAGAGAATACACATTAGAAATAGATTCTGATGTGTCAACTACTGAAAATTATTCTTTAGTTGAAGCAAAAGCATTTATCGATACATTAAATATACCGCATGAAGTTCGTGACTATCAATTAAAATCTTTTGTACATTCTGTAAGAAACAAAAGAATGTTGCTCGTATCTCCTACGGCATCAGGTAAATCACTTATCATATATCTAATTGTAAGATACCTATTAGAGGCTGACTACAAGAAAGGCCTGTTGATTGTACCAACAACTTCTCTTGTTGAACAGATGTTTAAAGATTTTTCATCATACGGTTTTGATTCAGATGAATATTGCCATAGATTGTATTCAGGTAAAGATCGCACGATAGATAAGTTTCTTACTATATCTACATGGCAATCTATCTACAAAAATGATCCTGATTATTTTGAGCAGTTCGATTTTGTTCTTGGTGATGAAGCACACCAGTTCAAAGCAAAATCACTTACCACTATTCTAACAGGTTGTACTAATGCCAAGTATAGAATTGGCACAACAGGTACACTTGATGGCACACAAACACATAGACTCGTACTAGAAGGATTGTTTGGGCCTGTATATCAATCAACAACAACTTCAGAATTGATTGAACAAAAACATTTGGCAGATTTTAAGATCAAGTGTTTAATACTTAAGTACCCAGAAGAAATTTGCAAACAAGCAACGAAATGGGACTATCAAACAGAGATTAACTACATAGTAAGTAACACTAAAAGAAATGAATTCATTAAGAATTTAACTCTTTCTTTAGAAGGCAATACACTTGTGTTGTTTAATCTTGTAGATAAACATGGCAGACAATTACACTCATTGATTAAAGAAGCCGCAAGTAAAAGACATGTATTTTTTGTGTTTGGAGGCACAGATGTCGAAGTCAGAGAATCAGTCAGAGAAATCACAGAAAAAGAAAACAATGCAATCATTGTGGCATCTTATGGAACATTCAGCACAGGTATTAACATTCGTAATCTTCACAACATTGTTTTTGCTTCTCCTTCCAAGTCTCGTATCCGTAATCTTCAGTCCATAGGTCGTGGGCTTCGTAAAGGTGATAACAAAGAAGAAGCAACTTTATTTGATATCACAGATGATTTTCGTATAGGCAAATATGCCAATTACACCTTGAAACATTTCATTGCTAGGTGTATAATCTATGATGAAGAGAAGTTCAATTATAAATTTTACAACATAGAGTTAAAAGATGGAAAATAACATAAAAATAGTTCGACTACAATCTGGTGAAGATATCATTGCAAATTATTCTGATGATAAAGATAATGATATGGTTCTACTAGATAAGCCAATGCATGTTGTCTTTAAAAGATTACCTACTGGTAAAACTGTTATGATGATGATGCCTTGGTTACCTGTTGAACTCATTAAAGAGAATTCAGCAATTATTGATGCATCTGACATTCTTACTATTGTAGAACCAAGAGATGAACTTGTTTCTTATTATATCAATGCAGCTTTTCAAACAGAAGAACTACTTGGGGATGAACAGATTGGTGAATCTTTAATGATGTCTGATGAAGAAGATGAAGATGAGTACTACGATGAGGAAGAACAACAACTAACTTTAGAAGAAATGCAAGAGATAATGAAAGAGCAAAAGAATAATAAGCTACATTAATTTTCAAACGGGACACCCAGACTATAACACCTGTCAAGCTCCATGTCAACAACATTTAACCAAGATTGCCTATATCATGAGTAGAAAAACAAATCATTACATTAACAACCCAGACTTCCTAAAAGCCCTTATAGATTACAAAGAGGCATGTACTGTAGCTGAAAAAGAGAATAGACCAGACCCACCTATACCAAATTATATTGGTGAATGTTTTCTAAAGATAGCTGATCACCTTTCTCGTAAACCAAATTTTGTATCCTATTCTTTTAGAGATGAAATGATTTCAGATGGTATAGAAAATTGCCTTATGTACTTTCGTAACTTTAACCCGGCAAAGAGTAACAATCCATTTGCATATTTTACTCAAATCATATATTATGCTTTTCTAAGAAGAATAGTTAGAGAAAAAAAGCAACTATATGTCAAGTATAAGGCAACAGAACAATTTGGCATATTTGATGAAATGGAAATGTTTGAAGACGCAGATGGCCATATGCAACAGTTTCAACTTTATGACAACATCTCTGAATTCATTCATAACTTTGAAGAAGCAAAAGAAAACAAAAAGAAACAAAAAGCATGAATAGGAAAATATTATGGATAAAGAAAAACTTGAACATCATCTGGTACACTTAGAGAAAGTACATCGTGAACTAGATGCCGAAATAATTAAAGAAGAAAAACATTATGGTAATGATGCACTTGTTACCTCAATGAAGAAAAAGAAGTTGCAGTTAAAAACAGAAATTGAACATTTGAAGACACAATTAAAACATGAAACTTTGTATACTCGGTGATAGTCACTTTGGAGCTAGAGGCGATTCGTTAGACTTTCACAACTACTTCAAGAAATTTTATGATGAGATATTTTTTCCTTATATAAAGGCAAATGATATTGAAGTTATATTTCAAATGGGTGATTTGTTTGATCGCAGAAAATTCATCAACTTCAATACACTACATCTCTGCCGTAGATACTTTTTTGATCGTTGTGAAATTCTTGGCATCAAACTACATACACTACTTGGCAATCACGATGTTGCATTTAAAAATACTCTTGAGGTAAACTCAACTGGTCTATTGTTAAATGAATACCAGTGTGTCAAATACTATGATGATTTTGATACCGTAGAATTTGATGGTGTGCCGATTGATATCGTACCTTGGATATGTGACGAGAATGAAAAAGAAATCTTTCAGAAAATGAAAAAAACAAAGTCTGAGATATGTTTTGGTCACTTTGAGATTGCAGGCTTTGAAATGGATAAAGGCAATGTTTGTGATCATGGGCTTGACAAAAAGGTTCTTTCCAAGTATGATATAGTTCTGTCTGGGCATTTTCACCACAAATCTACAGACGGTAATATTACCTATGTTGGTACACCATATGAAATGACATGGGCAGATCACAATGATCCAAAAGGTTTTCATATCTTTGATACGGCAACAAGAGAGATGCAGTTTGTGAAGAATACTAATACTATGTTTAATAAAGTAGTATATGATGACACTAAAACAGACTTTGAATCTTGGAAGAATTATGATTTCTCGTCACTCAAAGATACCTATGTGAAAGTTGTTGTAGTCAATAAACAAAACCCATTTCTCTTTGATCATGTGGTAGATTTAATTTACAAAACTGGTGTGGCCGACTTGTCTATCGTTGAAGACTTTAATGATCTGATTCTAGAAGACGATCAAGAACTAATAGATCAGGCAGAAGATACGATGACAATTCTTTCTAAGTATATTGATAACTTATCCCTTGAAGTGGAACCTGAAAAGTTGAAAACTATTATGCGTGAAATTTATGTTGAAGCTCTGAATACTGAGGTGGCTGATTGATACAATTTAAAAGTATCAAATGGAAAAACTTACTATCAACAGGCAATCACTTTACAGAAGTTAATCTTAACACCAACGCCAATACATTGATAGTAGGTTCTAATGGATCAGGTAAGTCAACATTACTTGATGCATTGTGTTTTGCATTGTTTGGTAAGGCCTTTCGCAACATTAACAAACCTAATCTGATTAATTCAATCAATGGTAAAGATTGTGTTGTAGAGTTAGAGTTTAATACCAATAACAAGTCATACAAAATTGTTCGTGGTATTAAACCAAATGTTTTTGAAATCTACTGCAACAATGAACTACTGAACCAAGATGCGGCATCTAGAGACTATCAAGAATACCTTGAACGATTTGTATTGAAACTAAATTATAAATCATTTACACAGATCGTAATTCTTGGTTCAGCCTCATTTACACCTTTCATGCAATTGTCTGCATCAGATCGTCGTGCAATCATTGAAGACTTGTTAGACATTCAAATCTTTTCTACGATGAATTCTTTGGTGAAAGAAAGACTGTCTGCCAATAAAACTTTGATTGGTGATTTGAAGCATGAACTTGAATTGAACAAACAGAAGTATGATCTACAGAAGAAACATCTAGATCAATTGAAACAAAACAATGAAGACAAGGTGAAAGAATATGAAAGTGAGATTGAATGTCATAGCAATACCGTATCCTCCTTACTTGAAACTGTTGCGACACTTACCCAACAGACAACCGGATTGCAACTGGTTACTGCTAGTAAAATTGACACAGAGGCTAAGGTCAAGAAAATTACAAAGCTTGAATCGCAGATTGAAAGCAACTTATCCAAATTTCAGAAAGATATCAGTTTCTTTCAGACACATGATAATTGCCCAACATGTAGGCAAACCATTGCCAGTGAATTTAAAGAGGAAGAACTTAATGATCTCTCAGCTAAAGTCACTAGTTGCAAACATGGCCTCACAGAACTCGAAAAGAAACTGAATGAAGAACAGGCTAAGTTAAACGAGATTGCTGATATTCAGAAAGAAATAACTGAGAAACAAGTAGAGATTGCAAAGACGAATACCACAATTACTGAAACGAATAAATTGATTGATCGTTTGAGAAAAATGATTGCTGATCTTAAAGCAACGTCAGTATCGTCCACGCAAGAAGAACAACTGCTGCAAGAACTACGGGAGAGTTTGATAAAACAGCAATCGCACTTAAAAGAATTATTGCAAGAAAATACATATTATGAGGTATCCTCTAATTTGTTAAAAGATACTGGTATCAAAACCAAAATCATAAAACAGTACTTGCCAGTAATCAATAAGTTAGTAAACAAGTATTTATCGTCACTAGATTTCTTTGTAAACTTTAACCTTGATGAATCGTTTAAAGAATCAATTAAGTCCAGACATCGTGACGATTTTTCGTACCATAACTTTTCTGAGGGTGAGAAACAAAGAATTGATATGGCATTGATGTTGACTTGGCGTGCTGTAGCTAAACTGAAGAATTCTGCAAATACAAATCTACTGATACTAGATGAGACATTTGATTCTTCACTTGATGCAAACGGCACAGAAGAGTTGATGAAGTTGTTACATATGTTAGAAGGTGTAAATATCTTTGTGATATCGCATAAAGGTGATATACTACAAGATAAGTTTAGTAATGTAATTCGTTTTGAGAAGGTAAAGAATTTTTCAAGGATAATAAAATGAGTGAAATTTTAACAATTGATACTTCTGAAGAAGTAGTTAAGAAACAAGAGACAATAGAACCATTACCTTTATATGGTGAAAACTATGTAATGTTAGATGATGAGATACCTGAGTATACAGATCAGTTACCTAATCCTGTAATGAATAAATTGATTGCACGATTGAAGATGACGATGAAACTGTATGGTGGTGTTGGTCTTTCTGCAAATCAATGTGGTGTATATGAAAGAGTGTTTGTAATTGGTACAGATCAGTTTCAGATGGCGTGTATCAATCCAAAAGTACTAGAAGTTTCTGGTGGAGTTGCCAAGGACAATGAAGGTTGTCTTTCTTTTCCAGGTTTGTTTTTGAAAGTAGAGAGGCCTGTGTCTGTACATGCAGAATATATTGATGAACAAGGGCAAGTACAAAGGAAATGGCTTGACGGTTTGACTGCAAGATGTTACCTTCATGAACTAGATCATATGAACGGTGTTAAGTTTACTTCTAAAGTAGGTAAAGTTTCTCTTTCTCAAGGTCGTAGGAAACAAACCAAGATAATTAAAAGGGCACAGAGACGCAAATGAAAAGGCCAGTTGCTAAAAAATTAAATATACCAAAGTATGAAGGTGATGATAAACTTGATATTGCTGTAAAGTATATTGAAAACATGTCTCTGTCTTTAGTTAAGACAAAATACAATGATGGTAATTGGGAAGCTATCTCGTTGAGAGGTTATAGTTCTGATCCAGAAAATATTTTAAAACCTGGTGTATTAAAGTCAGGTATTGATGAATCAGAACTACAAGATACTTCTCTGAGAAGATTACCAGAGATGCAAGCCTTAAATGAAATACTATATAAAATACCTGCAACCTTTGAACGAGTTCGTGTGATGCGTTTGAAGGCAGGTACTAAGATAGAAAAACATACCGATAAGATAGATAAGAGTATTGGATTTGATGATGGACAAATTGTTCGTATACACATTCCAATCAAAACTGATCCCAAAGTTATCTTCTCTTTGTATGAAGGAAAAGAAAAGATCGACTTCTTTTTTGAGAAAGGCCATTACTACTATGCAGATGTGACCAAAGCTCATGAAGTACATAACACATGGGATCAAGATCGACTACATTTAGTAGTCGACTGCTATTCAAACCCAACAATTAGGAAATTAATTCTAGAATGAAAATTGCAACACTTGAAAATTTAGATTCTGTAAAACTTACTTTTGCACCATATCAAAAAACATATTTTCCACACATTCGTTCTGATTACATTGCAAGAAAGATTCAAAGTGGTAATGTGGTTTATGAAGATGGAGTAGTGATCATCTTTGGTGTGTATAAAAGAAAACAAAAGATAGGCAACACTGAAGCTCAAAAAGGTGATGCACACATTGGTCAAATTGTTACCTTAGAACAAGGCAATGGTGTTGCGTCTAAAGTATTACAAAAGTTTTTTGCCGAAATGAAAACAAATGTTTGGCTTACAGTTCGTGCCGAAAATCTTAGAGCAAGATCGTTCTATGTTAAAAACGGTATGAAAGAAGTCGGCACGATTAGTTGGTCTGACGGTAAGATACCAGGTGTTGTCTACCTCTATTCATCTCCAGCACATGCTGATTTTTCTTCGGTAACTACTGGTTGATTGATTATTACCGGTGGTGGTACTTGCGTTGTGTTCAACAATAGTGTTATAATGAGTGAGTTCATTTGTTCCTCCTAAATAATTATGTATAAAAAAATGACACAACCAGAAGTGATATAGATATGACGAAATATTTTTACGAACGAAATACCGACTTTCTAAATTCAAACCTTAACAAATCATTTGAAGAGATTCTATGGATGTCTATGGATGAATTTCGTCAATGGGTAATTGATATGCGAAAGGAAGTAGTTCGTCTTTGGGATGAACAAGGACAACCACCAAGAGTTGGCTGTAATGAGAATGAGATCATTGATCAGTTCAATGAAATGTCAACATATCCTGTACATAAGTTTCTTATGAAAGATGAATTGACAAATGAGTTAGATGTAATTCGTAACACTAGTATTACTGGTAATGCTGTTAATCAATGGTTTCCAACCATGATGAAAACAAAAATTAACTATACGAAAGATGTAGAGAAAGGCAAATCAATCTATGATTACTTTGCCAAAGATGAATTGCTTGAAACATTTGTTACATATGCATCACGACATTTCAAAAGAGATTCTTTTTACAGTCATTCAACACCAGTAAAAGAAGGTCAAGTAATTTCAAACATAGGTTCTGTACCATTCAAAGTAACATCTGTTGAAAGTTTTGTTGAGTGGTTTGAATCAACAGCTCGTAAGTATGATACACATGATTACTGGTTTGAAGGAACATCTGGTGATAATGAGTACACTGGTTATTGTGAAGAACTAAAGAATCAAAAGTATGTTTTGATTTCAAAGAACGATCTTCTCAAACTAAATGTACCTGATCAATGCAAAACAAATGTTGATCATAAAGAGGCTCAAACATTTCGTATTCGTTTGTTCAAAAAGGGAAGTAAAATATTTCCTGTAGGATTTAAAGCCTTTCGTGTTTCTTTTTGTCAATATGCAGTAAACTTTCCCCCACTGACTGCAAAATATCTCTATGAAAGATATACTGAACATATTAAGACACAAGAACAAATAAACATATATGATCCATCTTCTGGTTGGGGTGGTCGTTTACTTGGAGCTTTATCTGTAGATGATGCAAGAAACATTCACTACATTGGTACTGATCCAAATACAGATCACAATACAGAGAATGGTAGAACTAAGTACCATGAGTTTGCTGATTTCTTCAATACAAAAACATATCGTGCAGTAGGCTTATTTCCTAAGACACACACATATGAAATTTACCAATTAGGTTCAGAAGAAATACACAAGAACAAAAACTTTCAGAAGTATAAAGGTAAACTTGATTTGATATTTACTTCTCCACCATACTTTGCAAAAGAAGCATACTCACAAGATGCCGAACAGTCATACAAGAAATTCAATCAGTATGAATTGTGGAAAGAAGGATTTCTTCGCAAGACATTAGAAACTTGTGTTGAATGGCTTGCATCAGATCGGTATCTTCTTTGGAATATTGCCGATGCAGAATTTGGTGGAGAAATGTTGCCTCTTGAACAAGACTCTATCGATATTTTGGAATCTTTAGGTATGCAATACAAAGGCAAACTTAAAATGAGTTTGGCACAAATGCCTGGTGGCAACAGAGTTGATGCCGAAACAGGGTTGCCAAAATCTAAAAACTTCTGTAAAGTAAACGGTCTTTGGCTCAAATATGAACCGATTTTCGTATTTTACAAGGGTTAGTGAGTACTAACTTACTACAATATATAGTAGCAGTACTGTTGTTTTTATACAACATCTCGTATTGACAATTCCCCCATTTCTGATATAATAGTCGTATATTCGATAGGAACTGTTATGACTACATTTACTTCCCAAACTAAATCTCAGCTAGCTAAATTGCTTGCGACTGAGAATATTCGTATTGAACACCGTAAAATGAATACGGCTGCATTTGATCCTAAAAACCGTGTTCTATACTGTCCCATTTGGAAAGATATGAGTGGCGATCTTTATGACCTTTTGATGGGTCACGAAGTCGGTCACGCTCTTTATACACCTGCACAAGGTTGGCATGATGCCGTTTGTGACAATGGTAAGAATTTCAAGGCATTTTTGAATGTTATTGAAGATGCCCGTATTGAGAAGAAAATCAAACGCAAGTATCCTGGTTTGCGTCCTTCTTTTGTCCGTGCATACAAAACTCTAATGGATCAAGACTTCTTTGGTATTGGAAACAAAGATATCAATGATCTGTCTTTCATTAACCGTTTGAATCTCTACACTAAATCTGATTATACTCTGTCTGTTACTTTCGGTGCAGAAGAAAAAGATTTGGTTGACCGTGTTCGTGCTTGTGAAACTTGGGATGATGTAATCAAAATCACTGGTGAAGTCTGGGATTATTCCAAGAAAGAACAAGAAGAACAATTCAATTTCAATTATGATTCTCCCATGGATGATGCTGAATTCTCTGAAGGTCAAGAATTTGATGACGGCGAATCTTTTGGTGATGATTATGACGAATCAGAAAATGTTGAAGGTAAAGGTTCGGCCGAAGGTGATACTGATGACGATGGCGATGATGACTTCGATGAAGAAGGTAATGAAATTAATCGTTTCAAAGATTCTTCTCCTTGTGAATCATTTGATGAACCAGTTTGCGAAACTGACAATAACTTCCGTAATCGTGAGAGTGATCTTCTTGATGAAAAATCAAAAGACTATCTGTATCTAACATTACCAAAACCTGTTATGAAACAGATTGTCACACCTGCAAAACGAGTTCATGAGCAGATCGAACAAGATCGCAATTCACGATTCTCTGATGCACAAAAGTGCAAACTTGAGTCTTTGATTCAAGAGTTCAAGAAACGCAATGAGAAATATGTTTCGCTTCTTGTCAAAGAATTTGAGATGAAGAAAGCTGCATCTCGTTTTGCAAAGGCAAAGGTTGCGAACACTGGCGATATTGATGTATCTCGCATCTACAAGTATCAGGTAGATGACAATATCTTCCGTAAAGTAATGCGTGTACCCAAAGGTAAATCGCACGGTCTTGTTCTTCTTCTTGATCGTTCTGGTTCTATGAATGATAACATGGCTGGTTCTATTGAACAGATTCTTGTGCTTACATCGTTTTGCCGCAAAGTGAATATTCCTTTTGTCGTTTACGGTTTCGGTGATCAAGTTCTCGTTCGTAATACTTGTGACTTTCCGAATGAGTTTTCGCCTAATGCTAAAGATCGTATTACTGAGCGTATTGCTTGCTTTAGTACGAACCCGAAAGAACTTCAAATGGGTACCGTGTTTTTGCGTGAGTATATGAATTCTAAAATGTCCAATTCAGAGTACACTAAAGTACTCCGTAACATGGTTCAATTGATGAATTCTTATGGTACTGATCGTTTGTTTTCTGCTTCAATGTCAGAATCATTGAGTAACACACCAATGAATCAGGCTATGATTGCTCTTGCCAATCTTACTAACGAGTTTCGCAAAGTGAACAATCTTGACATTGTAAACACCGTTTTGATTCACGATGGTGATTCTGATTTTTGCAATTACTACTACAACCCTACCATCGAAAAGTCTTGGCATGTAAGTGGTATCAGTTATCAGTACACTAATGTCTTTATCGTTGACAAGTCTACCAAGAAAGAATATCAAGTTAAACGAGCAGAAGATATTCAACCACAGATCATGAACTGGTATTCTGATAAAACTGGTTCAAAGATTTTCGGTTTCTTTGTGTCTACTTCCAATCGTTCTGCTATTCCGAATATGATTCGTGACCACTATGTCGATGAAAAAGGTAATGATCTGAACAATCGTTCAATTTACAAAGATTGGGAATCATCTAAAGAGAAAGTGAATCTTCTTGTGAAAGAATTCAAGAAAGAAAAACTTTTGATCTCGTACAAACCTGGTTACAATAAGTTCTTTCTGATTTCTGGTGGCAAAGACCTTAAGATTGAAGATGAAGATTTTACTGTAGAAGGCAAAGTTACTGCATCAAAACTTGCCAATGCGTTTCTGAAACACAATCAAAAACGCCAAGTGAGCCGTGTACTAGTCTCGAAATTCATTGATGGGATTGCGGTCTAGAGTGTTGTTTTTATACAACAGAGGGGGTTGACAATTCCCCCTTTTTTCGTTATAATGTTTTATATACTTTGATAGGAGTTCTATATTATGCCTCGCACTATTAATCGCCAACTTTTCATTGACGCCCTTGTTGCAACCGGTAAAACTTCTTTGACTCGTACTGAAGTCAAAGAAGTTGCCAAAAAAGTAGGAATTGGAAGTATTCAATGGTTTACCAGTGACGAACAAAATCGTCTGAAGCGTGGACTATATAAAGTACCCACTGCTGTTGCAAAACCTGCAACAACTGCTCCCATAACTATTGAAATGCAAGCTCAGGTTATTCCTATGCAAACTTCTAAAAATCGTATCAGTTCGGTTGTGACTGATCTTGAGGTCGAAAACCTTGTACCGAATGTATACAAAAATTATGTACCTTTCGGTCATTTTGATGACCTAGTTTCGATCATCGGTTCGAATCAATTCTATCCGATCTTCATTACTGGTCAATCAGGTAATGGTAAAACAATGTCTGTTGAACAGGCTTGTGCCAAACTAAAACGCAAATTCGTTTGCGTCTCTATGACACCTGAAACTGATGAAAGTGATCTGTTCGGTAATTTCGTTTTGATCAATGGTCAAATGGAATGGCGTGATGGTCCTGTGACTGTTGCTGCTCGTCAAGGTGCAGTACTATGTATTGATGAGATTGACTACGGTTCACAAAACCTTTCCAGTTTGCAGCGTGTTCTTGAAGGCAAACCATTCTTGCTTAAAAAGAAGAATGAACTGATTCAACCTGCACCTGGTTTTACAGTGATTGCCACTGCGAACACAAAAGGTAAAGGTTCAGAAGATGGTCGTTACATGTTCACCAATGTTCTGAACGAAGCATTTCTTGAGCGTTTTCTCAATACTTACGAACAAGAATGGCCTTCCAACAAAACCGAACAAAAGATTCTCAAGAAAGAACTTGAATCTCTTGGTCGTGCTGATGATGAATTTGCTCAGAAACTTGTTACTTGGGCAGAAGTCATTCGCAAAACCTTTGTTGAAGGCGGTGTTGACGAAGTGATTTCCACTCGCCGTCTTGTGCATATTGCCAAGACCTACTCTGTGTTCGGAGA